AAAAGAAAAATATAAAAATATTTTTAAGGGTGCTTACGAAAGACAAGAAAAATATGTTCCAAAAAATAAAACACGAAAAATAAAGAAGAATTACAAATAATTTTTATATGGATAGGACAATAAAAAAATCGGCGTTTGAAATGTAAAAAGGTGTAAGACCCTTTGGGTCTGTGCTACGAAACGCATATAAATTAACTACGTAAACACCGCCATAGTTCCACGATTTCGCAAAATTAATTACCCTACGAATTGTGGGGTCATCAACATCCGCATCGGCAGTAGACGGATTCAACATAATAAATAATACTTTGGGTTTGGTTTCGTCCCATATACGTGATAATTGATATCGGTATAACTTGTCATCTGATAATTTTGCGTCTTTTTTCATTCCTCCATATTTCATTTTTTTGGTTTTATTATTTGTTTGTTTACGGGTTCTTTTTATTTTGCGTGACTTATTCATATTATATATTATATTACGATATAAACCCATTCGTTATGATATATCAGTATCCGGCATTCCATTCCATTCCATTCCATAGTATGTCTCACGACCGTGCCGATTCTGTTTCACCCGATAACTGTGTCGCACAATATAAGTACGCGAATTCAATGCTTCGAACTTGTCCAGCTACCACTCCCGAAAATTCTGACAGCGACGATGAAAGCGCCGAACACAGTAAACTCGTCGTGGATTTAAATAAAATGCCCGCGGGACAATACGAATATTACACCGACGCGTCCAGTATAATGAACCAAATGTTACTCTATATGTATCATACGATTCATAGCTTGGTTCATATTCCCGACGGTGGCGATGACACCGCGCGGACCCCGGTCCCCCTCAAGTTGCGCCGCCGCCCCTACAAATACGACAAGGAGGATTTCTGTTATTCACAAATCGGCTATGGCAACTATAAATATACATACACGGTCCCCGCAACGAAGACCGAACCCGAAAAATCCGCCGAGTTTTTGATAACCTACCGCAAGGAAGATAAAGTCGTGGGGACAGCCGATTCAGCAGTGAAGTTTGAATCTATGACGATTCGCACGGATTCGCCGGTTATATTTCACCATTTCTACCGCGAAAGCGACAACTTCCTAGAAAACAATGAACAAGATGATAGTAAACTTCACGTCTATGTGATGACAAAATACGGCGAGTGGATGCGCTATAATAAAATCCCCTCGCGCACCCTAGACACCGTTTATTTCGACGAGAAGTTGAAACAGAAGATGCGCACGGATATTATGGACTTCTTAAAGAAGGAGAAGGAATACGATGAATTCGGGATTCCGTATAAGAAGAACTATCTCCTTACTGGCATTCCAGGCAGTGGCAAAACCAGTATTATCAAGGCGATGTGTAAGGAAATCGGGTATAACCTGTGTATCTTCTCCATCAATCACGACACGGACAATAATACGGCCCTATCAGCGTTCCGCGATATTCCGCCCAAGTCCGTCCTCCTCTTTGAAGACATTGATTGTCTCTTTGAGAAACGCACCGGCACCCAAGAAAACAAGAGCACATTCACATTTAGTAACCTGCTCAACCTGCTTGACGGCGTCTTTTTCCGCAAGGGGCTTATTTCATTTATTACAACGAATCATCCGGAGAGTTTGGATCACGCGTTGCTGCGCCAGGGCAGGACAGATATGATTATTCATATGAACTACCCGAAGAAGGTGGACGTCAAGCACCTGTTCCGCGATATGATGCGGAAGGAGGAGATGACTGCGGAGGAAATCGACCGCGAGTTTGACAAGTTTTACGAGCATATTCAGAAAAAAACGATTACGATGGCGGGGTTGGTCGGGTTTCTGTTTCGGTATCGGAGCAACTGGGCGGAGAATATCAACGAGCTACTGGATACGGATAAGTTCATTAAAGAGGTGACGCGGAATGTGGAGGACAGTAAGTTGTATGCTTGAGGTAAAAACTAACATCAATACAAAACTGATATATGCTTGCGTCGAAAGGGCAACAATTAATTTGGTGACTTACACTTATAAAGAAATATATAGAAACGATTTGTAGGATTAGGATAATAGAAATATGGTTTGTAATACTTGTCATATTCAGGCGTTCGTAACGTTACCCGATGGTCCGAAAAGAACTGAAACCTACCTAAAATATCTAACAATTCCCCCTCCATTCCGAGACGAGGGGGAGGTAATAACATAATTGGTTTATTTTGACGTGATGTAAGGTCAGAATTACTCTGGTTTATTAAAAAAACATATCTATACGTACCAGAAGTTTGTTCTCGACACATTATTTCTTGCATACGATATAAATATTCATTATTCCTATCAAATGTTTCAACGTGTGCGATTCCTCCTCCCGGATATATACGGTTAAGCTGATCTAATAAATTGAACGTTCCTACTTCTTGGGATTTTTGACGACAAGCTATAACAACCTGTTCATACTGTGCCTTTAATATCTGTTTAGCTTGTTCGTTAACTGTTACGACAGGTTTCTCGTGGTTGTCTATACGAAATTGTTTTGCCGTTGCCTCTTCTTGTTGCAATATTTCATCATCAGCCTTACGTTGTTTAAGAATTTTTTCCTCTGAATCTTCCTGATCTTTAATTTCTTTTAACGTTACTTTTGCTAGACGGTAGATTTCGGATGCTTGTCTGTAATTTTCGGGCGTTATTTCAAACGATCGATGACCAATCGACCGCATATTGTCTTTATTGTATAATTTGAATATTTTATCTAGTATGATGAAAAATCTCTTATGATGTATATACTGTTGCGAAAAGTATGTAGCCATTGATGAATTGTATTCATCTTTTTTATAAAAATTATGTATTGCTTGATAAACATCTTGTAATACACATTTTTTTATTCCAGAACTCTCACTGTATTCCTGTAGTAAATCAGCATCACAAGATAATAACATAATTAAAATCATTATAAAACTAGATAAATGGAAACTACCTATATTAGCAAAATCATTTATACCAAGATTAATCATACCCGCAATAAAATATAATTCAGGGTAACACGTCGTCGGTCGTTCCCAAGTAACAACCCCAGGTGGAGGCTGGTAGTAAAATCTCAAACTCGCCTGGTCTTGAAACTGCTCCCAGCCGGGGGGGAGCATTAATTTAAAATGATCGATTAACCATATTATTGATTCTGAATAATTTTTACTACCCCCATTACTACTACTAATAATTAATAAATATAATAATGGTGAAACAAATACATTAACTTCAGAAAGAGGACAGTCTCTTGTCTCTATTATTAGGTTACGTAGCTTATCTAGGTTTTCAGGTTCTTTTATACTTTCAAACCACATCACCAAAGTGTCTTCACCTCTAGAAAAACTATGGTCTTTTACGCCGTGTCCTATCAACATTTTAAAACCATTTGAAGTAAATGGGTCAATAATAATAACATTCTGGTCTTTCATTACTTTCCAAACTCCTTCATCTAAAATTAATTCTGGTTTTGTTGGACAATACGCCATACTTTTGCCGCTACATCCTCCTCCTCCTCCTACCTTCAGACCTCGAACCCGACTCCGACTTTTACGCACCAACTTCTTAGTCCTTCTAAAACCCCGTTTCGACTTAGTTCTTCGTTTCATATGTTTCCGTTTTATACTATTTTTTCTTACCATTATTCTATTTATAATGTTGAGATTAAATAATCATAGACATCTTGAAACGAAGCTTGTGTTTTTTTGAGTAAAGGGTAAGAATATCCTCTGTGGCTACATTTTTTATTTTTGTGCTGTGGGGCACGTCGCGTTCTCTCTGTTTTCATATCAGTAGTATCGTTGTATGTATCCACCAAAACCTTTACCATAGACTCTATATTTACGCACGGATTATGATTCGCATTTTGTATATTGTGTATGATAATATCCCCTCGCGTAAATGTCCTCAAAAACTCCCCGATATGCGACGGAATAATCGTATCATCTACTCCGAAACAAATCGTTGTAGGCACCTTTTTATATACATCCATTAGCGTTGTAAACGCAGGTGTATTCCAGTAAGAATAAAACGGGCGTAGAGTAATCAAACGCTGTAATATTCGATGCCCTTCGTTTGCTGGGTTAGCGAAAAGGGTTATCCAGAATTCGGTCGTCGTCGGCGCGCACGAACGCCAAATATACGCCAATAACTCGCGTGAAACCAGCGGTAAATGAAACAACGACGACGGTAGACCTGCTTTGAAAAACACCCCCCAATAATATCCGTATTCACCGAGTGTTGGCAGAATACCTGCTGGATTTAAAAGGACTAGTTTTTTGATGGGGAAACGGTCCGCGACATAGATAGAAAGGAACCCGCCGAGAGAATGCGCGACAAGAATCGTGCGTTCAACTATACCTAGTTTTTGAAGTGTATATCCGATGATGTCAGAGTAACACGCACATAATTCCTGATTTGTCTGGTATTTATCTAAATCAATACGACCACTTATACCGAAATTGGGTAAATCAATTGCCACGCATTTTTGATTGCGCGGTAGTTCTTTCATAACATCAAAAAATATCACTGACGAACTAGCCGTTCCGTGAATAAATACGAACACGTCGTCGACCGATGCGTCGGTGGCGTCGGCGTCCCTAATGACGCAATGAACGGAAACACCGGATATATCGGCAGTTTCTTCGCGGAACCCGTATTCCGATACGATTGCGGTCATACAATCGGTGACATTATTTATAGCGGGAGACGGCGGGAGAATCATTTGTATACTTGACAAAACAATGAGTTTAATGTATATAATACATCCAATGATAGGAACACATACCCATACAACTGCTCCGATAATATAATTCGTTACATTCATATTCGTATTATTATTCTACCTTCCGAAAAGTAAATTGCCTGAATATATTTATTTATACATTTTTTTAGTTTTACGTATTATATTACGGCGGCTACGGCGAAGTTTATTTGATTTATGACGAGTTGAGCGCCGATTACGTTTCGATTTTTTAGAGGAAACACCACCCGTTAACGAACTATTTATTGGATATGTCCCTGGATATGTCCCTGATATGGCTGCTTCAAAATCTTCCACGGGTTTATCTACGATTGTGTCTGCTTCAAAATATTCCACGGGTTTATCTACGATTGTGTCTGCTTTTTTTTCGCTTATCCAAGTTCCAGGAATACTCGCGAGGGGTTTAATTTGTTGAATATTTTTCCAACCAACATCTCTATCAAGCACGTTTTCTTTGAAAACTTCGAATTCTTGTTTAGTTACGTTGATACTAAATTTATGACCAACTGCATCGCGAAATCCAGCACTTTCCCCCCCACCTATAGTTAATCTAACAAAATCCGTAAATACATCCGCAGTAAATGGATATTCGTTTTTACTTGCTGATATGTATTTACCTTTAATAGTTCCTTCCCATTCCAATCCCATTATTATAATAATACCATATTTTTAATTTTTTACATATATCTGGTTATAAAATCATTCCCTACTCCACCTTCCGAAACGTGAATTGTTTCCCCATACGAAATCTCTCGGCATCCATCGTTCCCCTCTTCAAATTACAATCCAAACACGCAATAACTACATTTGTATCATTATGACCGTAGTTATTATCCGTCCGGTCCAGCGTCCATTGTCGCCTACACATCGATTCCTTGTATGCGACCTGGCAAATCTCTCGGCAGTAGTGGCATAGAAGATCGGCGGCGACCAACAACTCAACAATTCGGTCGGTGGTGATTGAGAACCGCGGGTCGTATATCTCGTGGTGTTTATCTTGGTAAATATATGCTTTTCGTTTCGTGTCAATCTCTCGGATGACGTATGCGAGGACCGGTGCGGATGCGGAGGACGCGGGCGAGGAGGACGAGGACCCGAGAGATTTATCCGCCAAAGATGCCTTCAACATATCAAGCACGAGAGATTGATCCGTCTCGTATACGTTATCAGGCAACCCTGCGCCTCCACGATTCTTCGCGACCTTTCTCTCAATGACCGCATCAGGGTCCGCCATTTGCTTCATTTTATCCTGGTTGCGTTTGCCGATGATGTCTATTTTCTTCATAGTATTATTATTATTGTTGTAAACAATGACTACAATACAATACACCCCTACTAAATAACCCCGCGTCATTCCGCGCTGAACGCTGCCTCAATCCGTTCTATCCAATACGGCATCCCGAGTTTCTCATATCGGAAGGTTCGTTGCGCGTATTCCGAGAGAATCTGGTCCAGGAAATCTCTCGTGATGCTGAACCAGTTGTCTATAATTACGACGGGTAAGTCGCGATACAATTCCTCCAGGACACATATACCCTCTCCTTCCCCCGGTATTCGGCGGACAATGACAATACACCCGAGCATCAATGCTTCCCATGTCCGAATCGTATCCAGACCATTCCCACGCGGACTTGCGACAAATACGTGCTGAGTATACGCACCCCATGTATCATACCTATTTATCGGGGTTTCTTGTATAGACATCAAATCTCTCGGAATTGTATTATATGCGAGTAATCTCTCGGAGTTCCCATTCCCATCCAGATTAAATTGGAAGTTGATATAGATTCGTGGTGCGGCGGTGGCGGTGGCGGCGCCACGCTTTGAGAAATGGATGGCCGACGCACGCAAGCGCGAGAGATGCCGGTCTTGGGTATACGCCGACGACATCGGCGTATTCGTCCACGATTTCCGCGCGGAGAGTGTCCAGTAATCAATTCCATACGGGATGGGGGTTATTTTATTTGGAAGTAAATTCCGGTCGAGACAATTCGTTGCGAACCACCGACGAAATAACGGGGACGCCGACAACGACGCCGTAATAAAAAATGAACCCACCACTTCGTGCGGAAATGTAAAATCGTCCATACCTGTGATAATGACATACGGTTTATTTGCGGCGTGTAATTGTGGCTGAATATCGCGTTGAAATAATGACACCGCATATTCATTTTGCTGGATTAAAACGACAAACCGCTCGTGCTTCGATATGACCCGCGCAATTTCGCCCGGGTCCTGATGCGGGAAATACATTGTTCGGTGAATAAACCCGGTTTTCGCGCCCGGTCCACGTCCGGAGTAATATTCGTAGATTCCACTGATGGAAAAGTTTGTAATGCTTGATGACGTCATCGGCGGCGTTGTATGTATTAGTAGAACAATGATTTTATACCGACTTCAAATATTTTACCAGGACCAGTCGCGGCGCCGGTCGCCCCTGGATTTTCCGCAATCCGCGCGCATACCACAACGGCATTCCGCGGAGTTTCCCCCATTTCGCAATCCGGCGCTTCGGTTCGGACAAATAATAACTCCGGTAGGACGCAACCGCGTCGTAAATGTCGTGGCCGTGACTGGTGCCGGTTGCCGGCGTTGTCGCAATGGTGGTGGCCCGGACCTTGAACTCGTCGGGCATCGCAAGCGCGAATGGCGTCATTATACCGGGGACGCGGATTTGCTCAAATGCGGAGGCGGGTGGGATATTCTGGCGTAAATACTGTGCGACAATATACGATTTGTGTTGCTTGTGTGCGGGGTGGCCGTATCTGTATTTCCATTCGGCGTGCATGGCGTCAATAAGGTCCAGGGTCCATATGAAGTTGGCTTGTGCTGCGCGGCACCAAATCGTGACGGGGTGGTTCTTGTGCGCGATTTTGTAGACGCACGGGTCGCATTCATCCGCGCCCGCGCCCGCAAGCAAACGCTGTGTCGTACATAACATCTGGACAGCTTCCAGGATGATTTTAGCGATATGTTTATCCATCATATATTCCGCGGTCTTGGCGGGGTCGAGCGAGAGAATGAAGAGGTTCATTGTGTCTGTGTCTGTGTCTGTGTCTGTCGATATATCATGTAAACCCCGGAAAAAAGATTTCAATTTTCGTTCGTTGAATCATCGTATATAGGGTATAAATAAAAATAGTGTATTATATCATAAAATGTCTTTGAACCCCTCTTTCGCTTGCTGCGCCGCCCCCGACGCGAAGTTCTCTCTGAACATCAGTGCGTTTAATGGCAACACCACGAATTTCAACCGATGCCAGGCACCTAAACCGAAGTCGTCACTTCCGATGCCGGTTCAGCCGCGTGATGCCCCCGTGATGTTTACCGCGCCATTGCGCACCACTGGATTAATTCGGCCATTGTAAAAAAATATTCCTTTTCTTTTCTCTCGTGTTCCCGTTGTTCCCGTATGATTTGTATTATTCCGAATAATACTGATGATACACATCGTATAACTTGCTGCCGCCTTTCATAAAGTCATCCGGCGACCCAGAATCCAAGAGGTGTAGCAACATCCGATACTTGTCGGCGGGTTGCATAAACATCAGGAACACATCCGCTTGTGTTCTTGACATACGGTCTTGAAACTCGCGTATGTTGTCATCAAGCAGTACGACAATTTCGGCGATGTCTTGTTCCTCGTATAATCTTGCGAGGTATCCCAGTCCGGTTGAACGCGTGATTCGCAACGCAGTATGGGTTGACACCGTGGATATAACGGGTGGCTGAACGGGCTCGGGCTCGGGTGCGGCGGGCTCGGGCTCGGGCTCGAATGACGGAACGACGACGACATCCTCTTCTTCTATTTGCGGTTGAATCTTTTTCGCGGTCTTCTTCGGTGGTTGTTTCGCAGGTGTCACTGCCACTGCCACCACTGCCGCAGCGCCACCACCACCGGCAGCAGGAACACTGGAGGAGGACAAGAGTAGTGCGTCTGCGTCGTCGTCATTGACGATTTCCGTATCATCACTCGCCACGCTAGTGGCATCATCCGACGACCTGCTCTTCTTCTTTCTCTGCGACTCCGGTGTATTCAGTTTCCAAAGACTGTCCGAAAACACATTTGACAGATGGTCGATGAGTTTTTTAAGTTCCGGGTGAATCTTATTTTCGTCAAGTTGCGACTTGTTGACTTGCGTTCCGAAAAGCTCGTCCGACACTTCGGTCGTGGGCATTATGATTTCCTGAATGACATTTTCATAAAATGGATACGCCGACTTGTCGCCTTGTTTTCTTTTCGGCGTGGGAATACTCTTAACACATCTGTCACTGCGAATGTATTGCCGCACGATTGTATTCTTATTAAAGTTGGTGAGGTTGCCCTTGTCAAATTGACCGTCTTGTTGTTCATCGTGAATCTTGCGCCACTCGCCTGACCACGCGAGGTTGTTTTGAACGATGCCAACGATATCGTATGACTCAAGAGACAGTGAAGTCAATTTGGTGTTACATTTGACCTTGGTATTCGGCGGTAGCGAAAGCAGACACGGTTCATCATCACCACCACCACGTACCGCGAATTTGAATTCGCCAGTTGTTTTCTCTTTGAGCATCGGTATTTCGTGTGACGCGCGTGTGACTCTGGCATCGTCCAACGACCCGGATGGGTTGAACGAACAAATCACGCGTGTCGCGGCGGCATCGGCAGCAGCAGAGTCATCCGCGTAATGCTTGATACCGATGATTAGTCCGGCGTCAATCTTGCGATGAAACGTAGTCGCGATGTACCGTATCAAACCATCAACGGTGTTGTCAGACATCAACTGGACTAAACCTGAATAGATTTTTTCGTCAACTTCCCCTATGATGAGGGTTCCTGTCCCGGCGGGGTGAATCGACAAACGCAACCATAATTCTTCCTGTCGTCTGGATGCTTCATGCGCCGTTGGGCACAACATTTTGTCATTGTTGTTGTAAACCACTTCAACCGCGAGAAGGTTGCGAGATTCACTTGACCGCGTAATCTTTTCAATGGTGGCACCACCCGGTTTTTTTGATATGACAATCAGTGCGGCCGTACCACCCACTCCAAACCGTCCACTCTTGTCACCAAATGATTGCCCGCTGCCGCCCTCCTGCGTATTGTTGAGAATACACGAATCGCTGAGTATTGGTTTGTTCATTCCCGACGCATCGTCCGCGATGTAGTATCCATAGTGTATAATCCCGTCTTCGTCAGTCCATTTGAAGACTCCTATTCTCACCTCTTTTGCTCCGGCGTCGTTTGAGTTGTCGATAAGTTCTCCCCACGCGCCAATAGTCGTAAATCCAAGAAATGAAACGTTCTTGATTGTGCCGGATTGATTCACTAAAGGTTTGCTGCTCATTGCTGATTCGCTGAATTCGATATATTGTGGAAAATCATTTCAATTTTATACCAGCGAATATTTCAATTCGCTACTGGTATAAATATTCAACGGTGTATAATACGTTTGTTATACATTTTTTATGTATTACGGTTGTATACATAATCTCTCTACGATATGGATTTTTATCAGCAACGATATAATTACGAACCGTCGTTTCCGTATCGGAAATTTGTTCATTTGGACCAACCATACACTCAACATAATAACGAGTTAGGCCCAATAAATCTGATTATTCAAACTTACCCGATACAGAAACCCGAAAAGCTGGAAGAATTGTTATTATGCCTCCATAATAATTTGAATAACAAATGTATCAAAAAAGTGTATAACTTATACGAAGACCATATTGATTTTTTACCAGAACATATAAAACACCATGATAAGCTAATAAATCTCAAAGTCCAAAAGGATGAAAAAGTATATACTCACACACACGCTCCTGATTTTAGTAAATTAAACAAGAGTCTAAAATATATAAAAATTGGGTATGAAAATGGAGGTATAGATGAGACAACGGATAAATCGATATTCACGAATAATCTAAAGGGGCGACTATCGTGGAACTATTTTGTTACATTTTGCCTCGATACATTTAAAGACGACGAAATTGTATGTGTTGCCAACAGCGATATCATACTAGAGGATTCAATTGAATGGTTCTCCGTCGCTAATGTGTTAAACGATAAACTCGCGCTTTGCCTATCAAGGCACGAAATAGATAAAAAAGGCGACGTATTTGTAGATGTTTGGACGTTTAAGTGTTGGTCGCAAGATTGCTGGGTATTTAGAAAAACCGATAAAATGAAAACGCTACGAAGTAGAATTGATTTTTCAATAGGACAGTGTATGGGATGCGATAATGTAATCGCGGGGTTGGCGCTCGCAAACAAATACATTCCTATAAATTACGCATTCAAGTATAGAATATTTCATCTAGACCGAATTACAAAAATAGTGGAAAAACAAGTCGTATTAACAAAAACACACGATAATCGGATTATAGAAAATATGCCACATTTACCAAACGCACAACTGTGTCCGTTTTTAAATTATGGCCAGTTATTGTCACAACCATTACACGTCGTGTATAATACAATTGTCGAACACGTCAATCGTGGTAGCCAGATTTGTAGTTGCGTCGATTATCACGTTCACTAAATCCATAATATACGAAAAACGACTTTAAGTCATCTTACTATATTATGTATACCCACCACAATGCCTCGTAAATCCGCCCCCGTAGCACCAGCCACAAACAACGCCGCCGCCGCCGACACCCCCGTAGCACCAGCCACAAACACCGCCGCCGCCGCCGACGACGCCGCCCTCAAAAACATCAACTACAAGAATATGCTCCTCACTGGCAATTACGGCCTAATGAAACCAGATATTGTCACCAATCCAAATATTGACGATATCCTTGAAAATGAAAAGAACGCGAATAAGAGCGACCCCTGGAATAAATTGGATAAATCCGCAAAGGTCGGTAAGCTCAAGGAATTCGCGGGCATTCACGGGAAGAAGGAGAACTACACCGACCAAGAAATCGTCGGCCTCTATCAGTTTCTTGTTAGCGCGTTAGACCAGAAGAAGCTGATGCGTGCCAAGGATGTCGTATATGACAAATCTATCGGCGCCATAACAAGTATTCCGTGCCTCATTTATCACGCCGGATTTAAGAAATTCACACTCAAACGGTGTGAAAAGCGCCAGTCTACGATGAAATCTCTCGCACCCACGACTAGTATGTCGAAGAAGCGGAAACTAATTGCTGCAAATGATGCGGCGATTAGTGATAATAGTTTAGTAAATGATACAAATTAAGTCTCGAATACGATACGCATCGTCTTCGGAAATATTGTTATTTATTTTCTGGACTTTTTGTGTTTTTTTTGTGAAGTTCGTTTATTTTTATAATGCCGATTTTTAGTGATTTTCATTTTTTTAGATTTTTTAGTAGAGGTTTTATAGTTTCGACGACGGGTTCCACCTCGTCCAATAATTCGGGCTATGCCGCTGGATAGCAGCGACTCTGGTTTTTGTATACCTAGAGACGCATTTTTATCTTCTTCAAGTCTCGCAGCGTTAACATCGTATAATGTTACATTTTTAATTTTTGTTGGTCCGTAAAGTGTGTATGAAAATTTCAAAAATCTTTCGCCATACTTTAATTCAGGCAAACTTAAATAAGGCTTTTCCGGTGTTGATAGATCTACAACTAAACTATAATTCACATATAGTGGCTTAGAACTATCAATTTGGCCGTCAACTAAATTTGATGATTTTATATCGGTAGGTGCAATCGCAAACCTTCCAATAAAGCGTGATTTCATTTTTGGGGTGTTTGTTTCATCAGGCTCTAAAATTAAGAAACAACAAGTATTTCTATTTTTGTTATTATAATTTTGTTCATCTGTTTTAGATACATCCGTACAAAAATAATATTTACTATTTTGCCCTTTTTTGACTAATCCTATATACCCTATTGGGGTGTGACCACTCACTCTATATGCTACACCGTCTGATTTAAAAATTGTTTTTGATTTAATTAATTTCGATGCGTCTTTGCTTAATAAGCCATGTTTTCGCCCTCCTTTAATGGTTGAAAATGAACCGGTAACATCATGCCACGCGCCTGTATAATTATATTTACCTCTATTATAATAAATGTCAAAATTTACTGAAGTTAATGATGAAATAATCGATAACCATCTATACGGATTAGAATCTGACGCAATTCCAATCATTCCAGACTCAATTCCGTTAATACCGTCTTCAAGAGAAACAACTTCATTTTTTTCTGTATCAGTTTCAGGAATCGTTCCTGGTTCTATTGGTAATTCTGGTTTAGAAACTACTCCATGCGAAATAAGTGCGGATTCATTGGTGGCGTCAAAATTTACTACCGCATATAAATTGCTCGCATTCATTTGATCTAAATATATATCGATAAAATCTCTTGCTGTTTGATGGCATTCATTTACACCCAACTTTTGTTCATTTGATGACATAAGATAGACCAAGTGTAAATATATCTTGTATTTGATATCATCATTCCCGATGGCATTTAGTGCTTCAACAAAGTTATCTCCACACATAAATGCGTATTCATCGACTATAAATTTCCAACCATCTTTTTCGCCCATAGAATCGGATATCATTTCGACTCTATCTTTTGCGGTATGACAACTTGCGATCCGGATACCCCAATCTACGGGCGGAAGAGGAGGATTGACTTTACTACCATCCCACTGCCATAAGTAATTAAACGGAAGGTCTTCGTCATAAGATTCGTCAGAATTTGGAAGTATATTATATTTAAAGTCAATAACTACACTATTTAATAGTTCTATACCCTTAGTTGGGTTAATATTAAATGCTATCATTGCCTCGATAAGCAATAGTCTTGACGCAACGGTTAAGTCGGTCTCGACTGTCCATCTGCCTCTATTCAAATCACGATTACCATAAATTACAATAGTCGCATCTGTATTTTGCGTTTTCATATTAATAAGTTCTCTCAACAATTGAATATTACGAGGGCCAACTCCCCACACATCTCCACTAAAATAAAATATATCATTTGTGTTTGCTAGTGTTATCTTGCTATCCTTATCGCGAACGATAAATTCTTTCATTAAATTTGCTAATGACTGAGGTTGTGAATTAATTATGTTGGTATTGTCAACTTCTGGTTCTTCGAATAAGTTTAACATACTAAAACTTACTCCTTCAAAATCTGAAGTTCCGATTAAACGACCGCCCGACTGTAAAGTATATACTGAGTTCTTTGGGACTTTGTTGACTCTATTCCAAAAATATAGGGCAGACGTCATATCTAATTTGCTAGGAAGTGAACCAGCATCAACAGCAGCACTAGCAGATGAAGCCATAATTACTACTATTATATAATTATATGTATTATGTGTAAGTATATAATCATATTATTTTTTATTTTTTGCGTTTTGTTTTCATATTTGATTTTTTACCATATCTACGACTTTTTCCCTTTTCATTTTTCACATCACCCCGCGACACCTTAAAACTACACCGAGCGCCACATCTCGGTTTTATCAGTTTGCGCGTAATTTCGGCCTCGTGTTCTAATATAATATCCACCATATTCCGGTAGAATTCTCTAAATTTCCCACGATTCTTCTTGAGTTCCGCGAATGTAAACCATTTTATTTCCGCTTTTTCAAGCAGACCGTTATCCGGGTTTTTCTTGGCGCCAGGTAGATACTTTTCAAAAAACTTGTAATTGTTCTCGTAATATTCTTCTAGTTTCTCGTCGTAGTCGGTTTTAAAAACAATGGTGGTGTATTCGTGGAACTTTAACTCCGCGATTTTGTTCTTGACCGCGGTCTTTTTCAACGCTGACTGTGACCCAAGTAGCCCATTGAGTTCTTCACTCCCTTCTCTCGTCGCAACATCGAGGGGCGTCTCATTTGGTTTTGAACCGCCGCCGAAATCCGCCCAACCCGGTGTATCATTGAGTTCATTCTCTCGTCCGAATAATAAATAAATCGCGCCCTTGTGGACGGCCGCAGGCAATAAACCGGCGCCAACCATTGTAATGAATCAAATACTACTATAGATAGATATAATAGTAAAATTGAATATTCTTATGAATATAAACATATTTATACGAATAATATATGGATTATGAACCAAGATGCTAAAATCGGCGCTGATGAATATCGCGAATCGGGTGGAGTCGTCGTGGACGACCGACGCGCCGCCGCCGATGACGCCGCAGTCACCATCGCGCCGTATTCCGTCCTTCCAACCGATGAAGATAGAGAGACCATTATCGACGACGCGCTTGATGAACTGGCCGACATTGCGCGAGAGAATATACTGGAATTCAAACGCGAGGATTTCGATACAGAAGAAGTCGTTGGAACGTGGATTGACAGCTATTTATGCCAGCACTTCGAAGAATTAACGCCCGCGAGGTCGGATTTCTCAACCGCCACTGCGGCGGAAGCAGACGCATTAAATGAAGTCCTCGAAGTGTATATCCAAGAGTTATATAATGACATCGCCGAGAGATTTTACAAGGAAATCGCGCCCTGTAGAGCCTCGGTCGGACCCGTCGTATCTGTTGGCGCCGCCGCTTCCGGTGTCGTTTCCGAGATGAGCCGGAAAATCCAGACTTTGCGCGAAAAGCCGCAACCGGACCAACGAACGCCGGAATGGTATGCGCGGCGCAATAATCTCATCACCGCAAGCGCCGCTTCTAAAGCATTCGGGTCGCCGGCGTCGGTGAATCAACTCATCTATGAAAAGTGTAAGAACTACAGCGCTGCTGCCGCCGCCGCCGCCGCTGCCGCCGCCACTGGCCCACTCCAAGGTTCCGTGAATTCCCCCCTTCACTGGGGTCAACGGTATGAACCCGTCACTGTAATGGTCTATGAATACCGGAATAAAACCCGGCTGGGCGAATTCGGGTGTATCCAACACGACAACTACCCCTTCATCGGCGCATCTCCCGATGGAATCAATGTGGACCCCGCGTCGCCCATTTATGGCCGGATGGTGGAAATCAAGAATATCTTCAATCGGGAGATTACTGGACGCCCCAAGGAAGAATACTGGATTCAAACCCAGATTCAAATGGAGGTGTGTGACCTGGACGAATGTGATTTCGTGGAGACCCGGTTCAAAGAATATGATAGCGAGGCCGAGTATATCGCGGATACGTATCGGGACGGCAAGAGAGGATACTCCGCTAATGGAAACGAAAAAGGCCGAATCCTTTGGTTTCAAACCGCGCCGACATTGACGAATCAGGGGTATGTATCGCAGCCGATACAGTTATATGAATACGCGCCGATTGGGGCGATGACGGACGAAGAATACGCGGAATGGGAGGCCGCGGTATTCGCCAAACACCAGAAAAGCGGCAATATTTGGGTGCGGACCATTTATTGGTACCTCGACGAATACAGTTGCGTTCTCGTCCATCGCAACCGACTTTGGTTCTCGGAGGCAGTGAAGGTGCTAGAGCGGGTGTGGGCGACGATTGAAGAAGAGCGAGAGGCGGGGTATGAGCATCGCGCGCCGAAAAAGAAGCCGGCGGGGTCGCCGGGGGCGGGAGGGGGTGGTGGCATCGACACATTATTCAAAATCGTGAAACTGGAAAGCGCGATTGTTCCAAGCGCGACAACGACAGACACGGCGGCGACGGCGACCAATATGGCGACATTGATGAATACGAATAAAAAATACGGCGGCGCGAGACACCACGTCGCGAAAGGTCCATCAGAAGTTCTTATCAACTGTTTCAAAATCAACGACCTTGAACTTGATGAGAGTAAGGTGTTATTTCGGTGAATTGTAAATAAAATATTAGTATAATTTATAACTATTGAATTATGGCAGCGGCGGCAGAAGAACGAAAACCCGTTTTTGAGATATATTGAGGTCCAAGCCTTGGAGATTTTCTCATTAAGCCAGTAAATGAAGGCGTAATAAAATATGGTGCTGAGGTTAAGACAACAGCGATCGATGATAGAGTAAATATCATTGTTAATTTGATTCATCAAGGTGTATTTGGCCCTGTTCTTGGTGACCCAGAACTTGAATACGTAGAGCACCCCACATTTGAACAACCTTATTTGAGTAATCCTGAAGTTTTGTTGATTCGGGTCTATGATGATCATGCGTATATCAGTGATTTAGTTAGATTTTACAATCAGGGTAGAGCAGTTGCTAGCCCTATAGCAACCGAATTTATTCAGAGAATAAATGGTTATAGATATTATGTGGGCATTAAACATTGGAATAAAGTAATAAGAGACCGGATTAAAGTACTGGAATCTGTTAGTATAGCTGTAGCTAGAAGACTTAAAGCTCTTAACAAAACATCGGCAGGCGAAGGCGCAGGCGGTTCACGTCGCCGCCGCCCCTCTCGTAAATACAAGAAATCCAAGCGCGTATTGCGTAGAAAGTCCCGTTCTACCAGACGCCGTTAAAAAAGCGCACATAGATTCTCAATATTGAAGGTTCAATTGAATATTAAGAATACAGAAGTATATACCAATTTATTTACACCCCCACCGCATAAAATCCTACCCTCCGCGCGGGGTGGTTCAAAGGAAGTGGGTCCGGGACGACATACTCGGCAGGCGCTTTAGGCGCGTATAATGCCCCGCACATCCCCGCAGGCATACACGACCCATTATCCGGCGTGACCCAATCACGCACATTGTTTGTGGCTTGGTCGTAACTACTCAGATTCGCAGCGACCGGGTATAACTTGGAATTATTCGTGGAGTCATTTTCTCGAAGCACGACCCCATATTCGGGTCCCGCCTTCTTTGGGTATACGGGATAGAGGAGCGGCTCGTCTACCTCGCGCGGATATTCGCCCGATGGAACGCGGTCGGCGGCGAATCCTTCGCGCTTTTTATTGCCTGCGGCGTGGCCAGTGACGGCGCTGAAATCGTGGATGGCGTCGATAAACGGCCCCGCAAAGACAACCGCGACGACGAGGACAAACAAACCGATATATTCTTTACAATATTTCATTATTCTGGCTTTGTGTTATGTATAGGAGAGAAAAGGTTTAAACCACGATGTATAATATATAGTATAGAACAGAATATAAGATGTCTGGGTCTGCGTCAGAAGACATGCATGTCCTCAAACGAAACGGCGAACGAGAGATTGTCGCCTTTGATAAAATCCTCGCACGCCTAAAGATGCTCGGTCAAGACGCCGGCATCACCGGCGTGAATTATACAACCCTCGTTATCAAAATCATCGACCAGCTCTATGACGGAATCCCTACCACGAAAATCGACGAACTCACCGCACAGCAATGCGCAATGATGGCGGTCCAGCACCCAGATTACGGAACCCTCGCGTCTTATATTATTGTCTCTAACGCACACAAGAATATTCCCGGCGGGTTTTACGAAGCGATGCGTGCGTTATACGAATACCGCGACTCACACAATAAGCATTGTCCGATTATCAGCAAACAACTCTGGGATTTTCTACACGAAATCATAGATACTCCTAGAAACGGCAGCGTGCCTGGCCCCGGGCCATATCTCGTCCACGAAGCACTCGAACAAATTATCCAACATCATCGGGATTATCTCATCGACTATTTCGGGTTTAAAACCCTGGAGAGGTCGTATTTGATGCGCGTCAATGGCGTGTTAGTAGAGCGCCCACAACATATGTGGATGCGCGTTGCCCTCGGGATTCACAGTCAGCGCACAGACACGCGCACCATATACGAAACCCTCGTCTATATCCAGAATACATATGACGCAATGTCACAGAAGTTTATGACACACGCCACGCCCACATTATTCAACGCAGGCACACCGCGCCCTCAATTGAGTTCGTGCTACCTCATTGCGATGGAAAACGACAGTATTGACGGGATTTTTGATACACTGAAAGATTGCGCTAAAATCAGCAAACACGCTGGCGGAATCGGGCTTCATATCCATAATATCCGCGCATCTGGGTCGCATATTCGCGGCACAAACGGCGCGTCCAATGGCATCATACCGATGTTGCGTGTATTCAATAATACCGCGAGGTATATCGACCAGGGGGGGCGACGCAATGGGAGTTTCGCGATTTATTTAGAACCGTGGCATCCCGATATTGAGGATTTCTTGGAGATGAAGAAGAATCACGGCGATGAGGAAATGAAAGGGCGCGACCTGTTTTATGCGCTGTGGGTGCCGGATTTGTTTATGGAACGCGTGCGAGGCGCTAGCGCGGATATGTGGTCGTATTTCTGCCCCGATGAATGCCCGGGTCTCGCGGATGTATATGGCGACGATTTCAAAGCGTTATACGAGAAATATGAACGCGAAGGGCGCGCGAGAAAACAAGTCAAGGCGCGCGACTTGTGGCTGAAAATCTTGGATAGTCAAATGGAGACGGGGACGCCGTATATTTTATTCAAAGACGCTGTCAATAAAAAAAGCAACCAGAAGAACATTGGCACGATTAAGAGCAGTAATTTATGTACTGAAATTATGGAGTATTCAGATGAGAATGAAACCGCGGTGTGTAACTTGGCGAGTATCGCCTTAAACAAATTTATACTTGAAGAATCCAAAGTTATGGATTTCGCCGAGCTTGAACGCATCACCGCCCTCGCCGTAGATAACCTGAACCAAATTATCAACATTAATTATTACCCAACAGATAAAACACGGACAAGCAATCTGCGCCACCGTCCCATCGGACTCGGCGTCCAAGGTCTCGCGGATGTATTTATGATGATGAATATTCCGTTCCACAGCGAAGAAGCCCGCGTCCTCAACCGAGAGATTTTTGAAACGATTTATTACGCAGCACTTAAGGCATCAATGACACTCGCCGCGCGACACGGACCCTACGAAACATTCCCCGGTTCCCCCGCATCTCAAGGAATCCTCCAGTTTGATATGTGGGGCATCGACCCTGCGAGTTTCGGACCATCCGTCTATCGAAAGAGAGAATACGACTGGGCCGACCTGAAAGCCAAAATCCAGAAACACGGCTTGAGGAACTCGCTGCTCCTCGCACCGATGCCTACCGCAAGCACATCTCAAATCCTCGGGAATAATGAATGTTTTGAACCGATTACCAGTAATATTTATACCCGCAGAACCCTAGCAGGGGAGTTCATTATGGTGAATCGGTATTTGATACGCGACCTTATCGCGCTTGGGATGTGGAATGAGCGCGTGAAGACGAATATCATCGCGAACCAGGGGAGTGTCCAATATATTGACGGACTATCCGACGCACTGAAACTGAAGTATAAGACGGTGTGGGAGATGCCGATGCGACATATTATTGATATGGCGGCCGACCGCGGCGCTTTTATTTGCCAGAGCCAGAGTATGAACTTATGGGTGGAAGAACCGAATTATAATATTTTGACATCGATGCTGTTTTATGCGTGGAACAAGGGGTTGAAAACGGGTGTATACTACTTGAGACGAAAGGCGAAACACCAGGCACAACAGTTTACAGTGGAGCCGGAGAAGGCGGCGGCGGGGACGGGGGTGGCGGATGAGGAGGATATCTGTGAATTCTGCTCCTCTTAGGGCGGAATCGCGTAAGCGGAATTCTGCTCCTCTTAGGGCGGAATCGCGGTAGCGGAATTCTGCTCCTCTTAGGGCGGAATCGCGTAAAATTGAAATTCTTTTTCTTATTCCAACACCAAATACAGACAATGTTTCGAATTTCTCCCTCTCGCAAGGACGCCGCCGCCACCGCCGCCGCCACCGCCGCCACTGCCACAGCAGCTCTCGCCGACCCCGTGACATTATGGACCTCGCAATACAATTTCCGATTCCCTCCAGCTCTTTCGGTCAATCATATGAACGACAATACCCGACACCGCATCATCCACGATGTTCCACGCCCAAATACATCACTCTATCATTTAATTTCACAATATAATCCGTGGCTAGATTGTGAAATGACCCGCGAGAAGCGCGTATATTTGAAACCGCGCGCGGGCGAATTGTGTTTTCCCGTATATATCGGCGATAGTTCAACCGCATTCTTCCGTAACGAAACGGTTGTCGACATCGTGAATTTGTACGTGTGGCCTCTTCTTCACTCCCGCGCAGATGAAGTCGTCGCGTGTAAAACCTTCCTAGAGTGGCGACGATTATTCGAGCAAACAATATCTATCGCGTTCCCTGATTACGAATACTGGGTGGCGGTGGCGTCTTCGGCCAATAGTGTCTTGAATACATTCGTCAGTGTCTCTGACCAGCGTCGCACCGCGCGGATATTGAAATATATAACACCCGCGCGCGTTTTGTATTTACTCACCACCCGCGCAAACTTCTGGCCGTATGGGGCATCCGACCATCGGCCAACACAACAATGCGGAATTTGTTCCGTAAAACCGAAAATCAAGGAATACGCCGACAAAACAAAAATAGAATGGTTGGTCACCGCGGATTTCCTGCGTAAAATGAAACGGGTCCATATCTATTTCACGACGAGCGTGACACAAGTATCACCATTGACGAATACGTTATTACATTTTGACACAGACAGCGAATAAATTATATATGATGATGATGATGATGACGACGACGACGAGAGAGAGGACGAGTGTATTTTTTAATTGTTTTTCTAGCACGACTGCCGTGTATTCTTCGTCGCGAGATTCGTCGTTTTCTGGAACTTCCGCCGCGGCCTTTACTAGCACTAGCACTACCACTACCAGCAGCACCACCACCACATAAAAACCCTCCTTTTTTTGAATCAGTTTCCACGTTATAAGTTCTTAATATATGCGATAACTCAGCGAGGTCTACTGATTCCGCAATACTACCATCGGGTTTTCTTCTGTAAACAACTCTGGCATCTACCTTGTTGGTCTGAGTCCCTGTATTTTGAACTACAACGAACTCAGTTCTTTGTTCGCGTGAAAAATGTTCCCATCTACACGATGTTTTCTCTGTAACAAAATTACGCCAAATTTGTCCGACAATACAATCGTCTAATTTGCGGTGTTGTTGTGCGTTACGTCCGCCAGGACCGGATACACGCGCAATACAATCCGCTTTGGAAGAAACAACCAAAACAACGACAACTTTATATTTCGCATCTATAAACCTCTCTGCCATTCCTTCTAAAAACGTTCCTTTCATACCACCAGTCGTATCCAAGAGAACATTCAGACGACGGTCGCCCGCAGCGCCTTCAAATATCATTTTTTCCATTGATGGTAATACGACTCCATATTGCCCTAATACACCAGATGTTTTTGGCGTACAGAATTCGGCTGCTTTAAAGTCGCGTGTTCCGACGTTTTCAAATTCACGGTCATAAAGTTCGTCAAACGTGTCTTTGTTCGCAAGCCACCACGCCAAACGGTCATCGTATTGTTTTGTTAATCTAGCACGGTTATCGAGAGAACGCTGTTTATATTTTTCGTCACTTTCACTGGGGTATTGTGTAACGTCTTCTATTTCTTTTATTTCTGGGGGGACATATCCGTATTTTCCCGCAAGCCATTCATATATTTTATCCGGGTCTACTCTTACAGTATTATGGTCGGTTAAGCCCAGCCCCACCCGTTCCAACGCACTTGATTTACCGGCGGCGGCGGGTCCAACAAGTATGACTACCGTTGGTGATGATGATGATGCGATAGGACTACTCGGCATCATCTCTGTATCAAAAATGTGTTTTAATGTTGCTATGTTCGTCCATGGTTGACCTTTTTTTGTTTTAACGCCCCATGCGTCTTTTCGGCTTTTTCGTTCTTTAGCCAACTCATCTATTGGGTCGTCTCCGCCCTTTGCGCTGACGTGTTTCCGTTCGGGGGATAGTCTTGCCGTCATTGTTTTAGTAAACGTAACTTTACCGCCCGGCGACGCCGCCTTTGCCGACGCTGCCTTTGCCGACGCTGCCTTTGCCGACGCTGATTCCGGTGGTTTTGTTCGGCCCAGAATACGGTCGATGATTGTTTGTTTAGTGGTGGTTCCTCTTACATCAATCTCGAATTGGCTACATAATGTTTTCAATTCTGGCACTGTTTTTTTCAATAATTCAGGTTCATCATATGGACTGCCACGACCGTTTCCTGACATATTATTATTATAGTAACGCAATAAAAAAATAAATTCACTTACATTACAATTTTACAGAGCCGCCGCCGCCTCCGCCGCCTCCGCCGTCATCTTCACATAACACTTTAAACACACATCCACATCCACCTTCGCATTGTGGAGCCCCTCCGGGGTGGGCGCGTCGGCACCGAAAAGCCCGTGATAAAGCTCCACGAGCTTCGGGAATTTCAGGGACGTCCTCCCGTCATCCCATGTTTTCATCAACTTACAAATCGGCGTTCCTTTTTTCATCGTACAATATTCGGTAGGTGGAAACACGCTGTTAAATATTCTGTTCCTGTAAAACTCCACAATCAGCATATTCTTGTCAAACTCGATATTATGCGCGACCATTCTGCCGCATCGATTGGCGGCCATCTTGAAATCAAACAACGCGACATCAATCGACACCCCGCGTGCTCGTGAAATCTCGCTTGTGATACCGTGGATGGCGGTGGACTCCGGTGAGATGGGGATATGTGTTCCGAGAGATATAATGAAGTCCTTTTCTTCTTCCACTTGCTTCGTTTCGTCGTTGTATATGACCCAACTCAATTGGACGATATGCGGCCAACTATCGGTACGGTTGGTAGGGGTATTTTTGGGTGGGAGACCGGTTGTCTCGGTATCAAATACGAGAACGCGCATCACGGTAGCAGTAAATGTCAATATAAAGAAACACTGGGATTGCTTTATATTGGAATTTGAATATCAATTTTATCGTTGATCGCGGCTCGCGTCGCCGGTCGTTTTACTCCCTGCGGTCGTTCCACTCCCTTAGCTCCGCTCGGTCACTCGCCGAATCTTCGTCGATATTGGGGTGGGATGTGATAGGGATGTGTGCTGGGATGTGCGCAGGGCACGCCTTACTGACGAATCGCACCAACAACAGCCGCAATGGGCCGAAGAGCGGGAATGAATGTCGCAGCAACAGGGAGAAGTCGTTCAGCGACGGGGAGTGCCTTCCTGATGACAGGAATAACCTTCTTCTTCAGAAAGTTCTTCTGGTCGGGGGAGGTGGCCATAAAATCCACAGAGGAGGAGGAGGAGAAGTTCATTTTTCAAAGCAGGTTATACTATACCGTGGTATTATATATTTATGTTGTTTACACCTTTCCAATAGGTCATGTGCACTGATCACTTCAAAAAAAATTGAAATGCTTTTTCCTACAATAGATAAATAACAGTGAACAAATCAAGCGACAACGAACGAAATGACAATGTTTATAATGCGCGTTGGTCCCGACGGAACCAATTTCAAGAAAGGGGCTCATCTTACGATTGGAAAGTTACTGAGGTTGAGACGTTCTGAAAGAATTACTGAGAACCAAACGGGGGTTGGATACTGGGCGATTGCCGCAAACGGTTCGAGTGTTTCGCGTGTATTTCAAAATGAAGCTAAACCAGGAGACTTGTTGTGGTTCATTCAACGCGGCGGAAAACTTCTTGGTGTTGCGGAATTTGTCAGTATGTCAGATGACAGAACATTTTCAAATCAGGAAATGGGCTGGGACGATGCTTCCGGTGGACTGTGTGAAAGAGAGGTCATCTACTCAAACCTGATTACTACAGAACAATGCGACTATTCATTACCGTGTGAGGCCGGCTGGCGGAACCCCCGGGTGGTTTTAAAGATTGACTCCGTCCAGTTGTCAAATGGAGACAACCTGACGGATATATACAGGTATCTTCGTCAATTCAAAAACGCCAGGTACGAATGAATGAATGAATGAATGAATGAATGAATGAATGAATAAATGAATGAATGAATGAAACGGCGGAGTGTGTGTGTGTTATTACTGACACTTTTTTATTCCCACTACGCCGAACATAACGCATTCCCGAATGCGACCACCGCCAAAATACCCAACACGAGACCAACGTGGTAATTATACTGCATCGTGCGGTACACCTTCAACCACGCCTGCGTTTCTTCCCCTGACTTCAGATGAAGCACCATCCAATCGCTCTTCGGCGAAAGAATATAATAGAAGTAATTCACGCTAAAGGCGACGGCTGCGACCATGCAAAGGATGCCTCCTCGCGAACCACCGCTGCCCAGGAAATACTTCCGGCAGCACACTAGCAATATCATCGCCAGCACGAACCCGAGAAACAGCCCCATAAAATAAATGCCCTGTCTCTCGCGTGTAATAACCGCATACCTGCGCTGGCTTTCCGGTGATAACTTCGCGGTGAATTCCTGGATGACCCCCCCAGAGCGGTGGGAGAATGTGCAACAGTAAATATTGGCGACGATGAAAATAAACGCGACGGCGCAAGAAATGGCGCAGACCATTGTATCTATTATACGCAGGTATTTTATTACGCAGGTAATAAAATTAATAAAATTGAAATCTTTTATTACGGCCAATGAAAGACAACCCAATCCAATGACAACCATCGGAGTTCCAACCCAAAGTTCAGTCACGACCTATCAACAGAACAAAACAACCCTGGAATTATTACTGAACCTCCAACAACTGGTGGATGACTTCAAAGGCAAACTCGTTGAAATGGAAGAAGAAATGTCGACCATCAAAATCGAAAATCAAATTCTGAAAAATAAAATAAACGAGCTTACCTCTACAACCAAGTCATCGTCGCCGTCTCGCAGGGGATTTTTCGGTTATGGCGCGGACGAGTTCTAGAGCTATTTATGTAGCGTTGCGCGCGTGGACGCGTTCCACTCACATAAATAGCGCTACGCGAAACTTATCTCCGATATCCGCGCTATTACAGCGTGAATTGTGTGAGTGGAGCGCGTGCGCGCGCGCAACGCTACATAAATAGCGCGCTACGCGAACTCCTTACAGATTCCATACGACCTCCTGTGCCACTGTGTAATCCCGTGCTCCCGTATCCCGTCCATATGTTTCTTCGCACCATACCCCTTATTCCCCCGCAGTGAGTACATTTCATCCAGCACCGGATATTGGTCGCATAATTTCTCAATATAGTCATCCCGCGCGACCTTGGCCAAAATCGACGCCGCCGCAATACACGCATACGTATTATCACCGCCTTCCACGCATACGTGCGTGTATGTTTCCATTTCCTCCGTATCTTCATTATAACCTCGTCCCATCGGGATGAAGTCGTTGCCGTCGATGAGGAGCAGGTAGTCGGTGTGACTAGGCACCGGCCTACCTTTTTGTTCCATTTCTTCCACGTGGCCTTCAATCGCAGTTTTTAACGACTTTCGCATACACTGAAGCGTGGCGCGCCTGATGTTGATACGGTCAATCACCTCGGCTTCCTCATAAGAAACCGCCCACGCGACTGCGTGTTCTTTGATATAATCGGCCACCTCTCGGATTTTCTTATCCGAACTGAATTTCTTGCTATCCTTAAGCAGTGAAAAGTCGAATGCGGTCGCCGGTGAAGCAGGAGGGAGTATCACCGCACCAGTATATACGCGTCCAAATAATGGACCACGCCCGGCTTCATCTACTCCTACTTCGTATGTATACGCAGGGAATGCGTCCGTCGCCGCCGTTGACGACGCCGTCGTATATGATGTCGCGAGAATCGTCGCTCTCGGTTTCCGCGGCTTCTTTGTTAAAATGACGCCTTCTGCCATTGTTGTCGTTTATTTTATCGTAATAAGTGTAAAACTGTTTCAATTCTTCTTTATTCAAAAACTTTTTATGTATATATAGTATTACATAAAATGCAACTCACCAAGGTCCATCTATTACTTATTTTACTGTTGTCATTGATTCTCGCATCCAGTTTAGGCAACTATATCCGTGATGGATTCACATCGTCCGACATCCCCGATCCTCTGAAATCGGTCGCAACGAAAGACCTTGCGTCCAACACAAAACTTCCGCCAACACCGAAATATGACCCAAGCATAAATGGCGGTATCAGCGCGTCATCTCTCGGCGCACCCGTTTCCGCACTATCACCCAGCACATTTCCATTGAATGCTCCGGCTGGCATTCCCGGGATGAATAGCGTCGGCGGGAACGACCAGGCGGGCAGTAGCGGTGGCGCCGGCGGCGGCGGCGGTTCAGGCGACCACAAATGCCCGCCTTGCCCTGCTTGCGCGAGATGCCCTGAACCTGCGTTTGAATGTAAGAAGGTGCCGAATTATTCAAGGTCGGAGGATATTAATGCGCCGAGGCCGGTGATGGCGGATTTTAGTCAGTTTGGAATGTAGCGTAGCTGCGTAGCAGCGGAGCCCGGAACGGAATGGAATGAAATGGAATGCTGCGTAGCAGCGGAGCCCGGAACGGAATGAAATGAAATGGAATGCTGCGTAGCAGCGTAGCCCGGAACGGAATCTTAATCCAATAAAAAATATATTTTATTGGATTTTTATAGCACGCGCGCATAATTTGTCACTCTTTCATCCCTGCGCAGGGAGGCGCGCCTCGACATTATTGTAATTGTATTGTATGATATTATTGCGTATCACGAGTCCGCCGTCGTCGTCGTCGTCGTCGTAGTCGTAGTCGTAGTCGTAGCCACCGTCACCGCCGCCGTAGTTTCGTTGATAAATCTCAGCGAAATCGTCTACCGGTGGAGGTGGAGGTGGAGGAATTGCCGCCACCGGAGCGACTGCGTTACGCTCTCCCGCGCAATCGTGCCATTCGTGGTCGTCATTTGCGTACGGATTCACGATGTATTCGCCACGACCGTCGGGGTCATTTTCATCAGCGATATACGAAAACCGCGTCGTATAGAACTCATCGTCCAGGAAACTTCCGTGAAGTAACTCCATCGCGTCGTCATCGTTCGCCAAGAATTCCAGTAACTGATATTGGGTCGCCTGTAAAACCACCGCACGGGTGTTGGTGTTGAATAGGCGGTTGATGGTGAGGTGAGTATTGCTTCCATCGCCGACTTCCATTTGTATCATATGGCCATCGTGAAAAGCCCGATGGGGGGAGAGATGGATGATGAAGGTGAACACGTGAACTCCTGGGCGATAATTTTCTTGTGTCAAAAGCGACACCTCCATTTGTCCCGCAAAGGGAAGCGTCTGGCTTTCATCCTGCGAGTAATCAATTGACGCTTGAGCATATCGACGGAGTAACGGGTCCAGGGTTTCACGGCCGAAAAGCGCATTCCAATCCGGGTGGCTATACATTTGAATCGCCCGTAGATGGTGAATTCGGTTGCCGTGGTGATATCCGGCGGTGTTGTTGATGGCGGCGCCTCGCTGGTCGCGGCGTTCTTCGATTTCAGCGCGCTGGTTCCATTCCTCTGTGTTGCGTTCGTATTCATCCATTCCATTTTCTTGGCGGCCACGAGGGGCGGCGGCGGCGGCTTCTGCGTCGGCGGGCGCGGCGGCAGCGTCCGGGTTTCGTAAACGAATATCGTTGACCATTGTTGTCTCGCGTAGCGTAGGCTATGAATAGAATAAACCTAGAAAAAAACATTTCAATTTTTTCCGCACTTACCTCCCCTTCTCATCGCCGCGCCTCCTCGTCGTCGTCGTCGTTATTTATTTAGACGCGCCTGCCGCCGGCGCGCTCTCTTCTTGTCGACTGCGTATAGAACGCCTTTGTCGCCATTGTTTGAATCGAATTGTCTCGAATTTCTGTCATTTTATCGTGAACCGGAACATACTGATACCTCGAGTCATCGTGAGCGCGGGCCACTACCATATCCACGGCAGCAGCCTCCGCGGTGCGCGGGATGTGAGCCGAATGTTGGACGCGTAATGCGCCATAAACCGGATGACGAGATGGAATGTGGTTCGCACAGCTTTTCAAGGATAATGTCTGATACAACATTCCGTGTTTCGGCGCCATTTCCGGGGTCACCATCCGAGGTTCAATCGCTGCGAACGAGAGAAACGCCGACGTGAGTCCGTCATTTGCGAGACGAACGAGTGTTACCTTCACAGTTTGAACGTATCTCGCGTAATTTTGCTTTTTGCCGTCAAAGAGGTGAACAATGTCGTAGTCGTATAATCGCGGAATCATTGCGGGCACTTCCGAAACATCCGAGACAATCAAGAAACGTTTGACGTCTTTTCGTTCTTTGAACTTATCAAACGCTGCGTAATACGTGTTGCCTTGCCAGTAATTGCCGCCCCCGAGGTCTTGTTGTAACCTACATTTTTCAAACTCGCTTTGAATTTTCATTACCTGATTGCAGTAGAGCCAATATAGCGAGAACAATCGCTTGAACTGGGGGTCGCTCCGAATGGTCTCGAGATTCACAAAACCGCGCTTGAATTGTTGGACGGTATCCGTGAGACGAGCAATCTCGCTGGCATATACGGCGCACAGTTCTTGCTTGGTCGCTGATACAAATTCCGGCGCTATATCGGATGCTGTGTAGTTTTTGCTGATGTTTCCAACAGGAACGGCCGATGATGACAAGCACCGATGAATGTTGCGGTAATACCGGTTTCCAATGAGAATTTCGCTCGCGAGTGCGGAGTGGATGTAGTGAGTCGTGAATAGTGCGTGTCTTTTGAGTGGTCTCCACAAGTGATGCGGTGCGACGTGGTCCGACGACGAACGCGAATGTCCGGTGATGAGGAGTCGGGTCACGAGTAATCCACACATTGCTGATAATGCGACGAGGTGGTGTTTTTGATAGACGGATGAAACGGCGGCGGTGGTCGTCGCAGCAGTCGTCGTCGTCGTCGTCGTCGCAGCAAGCGTAGTGCTTTTGGGAAAATCGCGTTCGGTGAGTGTAAGTGAAGACCGGAGGGCGGCGGCGACAAGCGCGTGATGACGTGACTGTGCTTTGTCAAGAAGGACGACTTCAGGTAATGCTATAGATTCTTCTTCGTAGTAATCTTCTATGGCGGCGGATGAACATTTGATATTCCAAACTTGTCTTATCACTCCGACCATTTTGACGTATTCCGTCGTCGTCGGCGTCGGCGGCGTGACTTCGGGGGCTTGAGTTGTTGATTTCATCGATGTAGGTTGACTTGCTGGATAGCTGTCAATTGGATGGAATCAAAAAAAGGATTTCAATTTTTTCGACGGAGCGAAAAAATCATTCGTAGAATCAATTTTTTCGGCGGAGCGAAAAAATGACGCGGGAGCATCAATTTTTTCGGCGGAGCGAAAAAAACAGCGAAGCGGAGCGGAGCCGAGAATCAATTTTTTCGGCGGAGCGAAAAAATGACGCGGGAGCATCAATTTTTTATCAAGGGAGAAAAAATGACGCGGGGCGAAGCGACGCGGAGCATCAATTTTTTCGGGACGACTTTCGACTACTGCGACGACGGCGACTGCTTTGTTTATGTTTCTTGGATTGATTTCTACGAGTGATTGCTTTACGACCACGGGTGGTGGAGGAACGTGTAGATGAACTGCTGCGGCGACGGCGGGTGCGGGAACCGCCTTTGCGTTTGCCCGAGCTGCCTTTGCCCGTTCTGCCTTGGGCCGAACTGCCTTGGGCCGAACTGGCTTTGCCCGGTACGACGTTGACCGATCTGCCTTGGGCCGAACTGCCTTGGGCCGAACTGGCTTTGCCCGGTACGACGTTGACCGATCTGCCTTGGGCCGAACTGCCTTGGGCCGAACTGGCTTTGCCCGGTACGACGTTGACCGAACTGGCTTTGACCGAACTGGCTTTGACTACGCCTTGCGGACCGGGCTTCTGGGATTGCGGCACCAGAGCTGGAGTATCACCAGTCGAACCCTCTTGCATCGCATTCACCCCCGCCACCGGACCCACCGCCATAAGATCATAATCCCGTCCCTCAACCGCGGCTGCCGCCGCCGCCGCCCGAACCGCACCTTCAGCATCATCTTGCATTTCCAGCTCTCCAACCGGTGCGTATATCCCACCCACATCCACATTCTCTTCTTCCATCGGACCCACCCCCTCTCTAATTTCCTCATTAATATCACTAAATATTGGTCCTAATTGTATTTCTGGAGGTATCGCACCCGTTAATGACTCGCACATTTGATTTAATTGCTGTAGATGTTCTGGGTTTAAATTCTGAGCTAAATGGTTTTGACGAATGTCTTGTGATGAACCAGAACTAGCAACACTAGGTAGTACTAGTGAATGTAGTGAATTTAGTGAAACAACATTCTGTGCGTAACTAGCTACAGCATCTTGCCCCTCTTGTTGAAGAACAGCTACCTCCGCTGGAAGTACAACCTCGCAAGACACCATGCGGCGCAGAGCGCCGACTAATACTTTAGTTTTTTTTGTACAGAAATCAGCAAAACTATAAACAGCATCAGCAACTGTGCTAGCAGGAGTATCTAATAGTTCTTGTCTAAGTTCTTGAACAGCTTCAACTGTTTGTCTAGATACATGAAAACCTCCACTTTTAAAAAATGATATCGGTATCTTATGCTTGAATGTTATTTGACCGCTTATGGATACTTCAACACCTGTTGGTTCTATATCAATTAAATATACCGCCAATGGGTGACCATTTTTATAAACAATCGCAGGCGTAAAGGTACATCGCATATTATTCCATAAAGTCCCAATTTTGAATCCGATAAGTGCGGTATCTATGACTTTTTCAAACCCATCATAATCCCTATAACCAAATTCGTCTTGAAGTGACCTATATATATGGTCACGTATAGTATTGTCATTAATTTCGGGACTACCGTCTTGTGAATCTATAAAATCAGTTATTCGTTGAAACAATCTTAAACACATTCCTGTGAATAAATTTTCAAGAGGTAGAAATCTTAGGTGTGCCTTGGAAAGTTCTACGGGCATAGCCGGTTGTTCAAAAATAGGGGCAGCCTCGGCGCCGAAACTTAATAATTTACACTTAATTGCCACGGCCGTATTCGCCGCTCTAACGAATGGTTGAGCATTTAATAGTTGCGTAGCCACGCTTTTGGGTCCTTCTTGCTGTAATTCAGCTGCTGTCATAAATATACTGTTAAGACGCGCTGCTTCGCTAAAATCGTTGGCAACCCACGCGAAACGTTCCTCATCCGTCATCGACGATGGAGGTTCCACATCTTGTGAACTTGGACCGGCAGGTTCATTTGGTAATAATATTCTGCGTACTATAGCGTCTGGCATATCTGCTATAAACGCTGCTACATTAGCGTCTGTAACAGTACTAGCAAATAAACTACAACGTTCAAGTAATTCACCCGCAGTATGCGCTGCGACACCTTTGCGCATCAAACATTCAATTATACTGTCTTTTAATGAGAACGCAAGATATCTCAATTCTTGTGATGCTGAAAAATTATCACCTTTAGAAATCATTCGTCTCAATTTAGAGGATAATATGGATTCAAACAATGTTGCCAATAATGTCTCGTGCTCGGCTATACCTGCGTGAGCAAACTGAGCGGATATAATACCATAAACGCTAATGATTCCATTATCTATTACGTTACAATAATAGGATACGACATCAGTTCCAGGACGGCCGACCACAGCTGGGAATACTCGGGTAACTCGTCCAAGGTTACGGAATAAACTTAATATATATCTTTTTCCATAATTACCACATACTCCCGCTGTACTGACAAGATGGTCCAGCATTTCTCTGTATAGAGTGGCGGCTGCGGGTGCGGCTGCGGCTCCGGGTGCGACTGCGGCTGCGGCTCCGGGTGCGACTGCGGCAGCTCCTTCTGGTGGTATGTTAATCGCAGTTTCAATTACGGCAAGAGCACTTACAATTGCATCACGTTCTGCTCCATTTTCTAATCCTTGAAGTCGTGCTAGCATGGCATCTCGTAAATTCTCAAGATGACTAGGGGGGAGAGGTCTAGCCACAGCCGCAGCCTGAGCCGCAGCCGGCCGATACATCCGTTCCCATAAGGCAACATTTCCTTGTGCGACTAATCCAGCAAATATTACTGGATCATCAACAACTTCTTTTAACGAATTAATAAAACCAGCAGCGCTTGCTTGGTTTTCTGGTCCAAGTAGTCCCTCGAATTGTCTCATAAATTCATGCGGGTCAGCAATTAAATGATGACACGCAGCTAATGCCGAGAATACAACTTGACAACCGCCTAATCCCAATCTGCATAATGTACCTAATCCACTTATCCAACCCACATAACCGACTGAAGCCACAAAAGAAGCAGCCACCGCAATACGGAATACATTATTTTTGTAAAAGGCCTTCAATAATAATTTACCAGTCATATTAATACACTGAATAACAGATACATTCTCATTTATTAATGATTCAAGAATACAGTCAATAAGTTGGGTTCTACCGTTCTCATCAGCGCCAAGGTGTTGAGCGCCAGGTATAGCAAACATTGGCCCCAAAATGTCACGAGCACCCGGTCTAACTTCATTAGTAAGAATTATTCTGATAATACTTTCTTTTATATTGCGTGATACACTGGGACCACCACTCATTGACGTGGTGTGGTCCTCCATTAACTTTTTAAGTTCATTAAATTGAGGTTGTAAAGCTAGCGGTATGTCGTGTGCCTGAATCGCTAATAATTCTGGCATTACTTCTGCCTCCCGGGAACACCCCCCTCCTCCTCTTGCTCTAGACATCAGTTCGTTACTCCACGAATATACATTCTACTCACATTTTAATTCTCTATGTCTCCCCGCTTTTTAATACACTGGTCGTCCACGCTAAATGTCGGGACCTTCACGTCTTGTGGCACAATCGAAATCACGCATTTCGCCTTCTTCCCGTATAGCGGTTCCGTACACCCTTTTTCGCTTTTCTTGCCATCATACAACTTCGTGAAATCAAATACCTTTGGCGCATCCTGCGTACATCTCGACCGGAAATGCTCGTATCTTTCGCGCACATCGCAGTAGGTAAGCCCCGAGTTCTTCCCCAGTAGCCGGTTCACCGTTTCGTGGAGGTCATATACGAATCGTGAAAACGTATCGCGGCTTTCCATATGACACATCTTAAGCGGCCGTGTTGCTAAATTATTCGTTAAATTCATTCGGCAATATTTACACGGCAGAATATTCCTTAAGTTCAGTATAAAATCCATATAATGACGTTTTTGGTCGGGGGTCGGTGCGACCGGATAATTGAAACTCATCGTGTGAAGGAAATGCCACATACTTGGCCCCCACACCGTGGTAAGCATTCCATCGCCGCTATGAAAATCCTTCTTGGTAAATGCTCTCACTTTTTTTGTGCGGTTGGTCGGTATTAATTGCGCATTGCGGCCGCCTCCGCCTCCGCTCAGTATCTTCGCGCGAAGAGACACACCTCTGCTCACCCGTCTCCGTCGGAATTTTCGTTTTCGCGTATTTGACATTCTATATAATAAACGCACGTGTATTTATAATATAGAATTATTATAATTCCGTTCCATTCCAGTCCAGTCCAGTCCAGTCCAGTCCATTCCATTCCATTCTATTTCATTATGTCCATCCTCGAAGATCCCACCAACTACATCGTCCAATATAGCGAAAAGACCAAATATTCCTGTGTCATTTTAGGCGTATCTCTTCTTCTCGTGATTATATTTTTCGTGAGTCCATTCGCTGTATCATCCGGGTCATTGACGTCGTGGATTATGAAACTCATCGTGATTGGACTCCTCGTCGCCACTTCCGCTATATTATTCAACGCCGTACGGCCTATTATTGACACAAAGGGCATCCTTGACACAGATTTATTCCCTGACCTAAAATACAACTTCTTCATTACTGCGGGATTCGTCCTGATTATTGTGGTTTTAGGTATTGTTGTTCTTCGGTTATAACTTCATCAAAAGACTGTGGATAGCGTGGTGTGCCAGTGCCAGACGCGCCGCCCGCGATTCGGATGATTTCACGAAAATACAAATGGTCCTTGGCGAATTCGTCCCTACGAATATTTAGTAAAGCCCCCGTCTTTTTATCGCGAAAAATCATCGGTCAGTCCTTGTATCATACTATCTAGTTTTACTTCCATATTGTTTTCATCCCGCGCAGCGAACGCGTAGCGCATTCCATTCCCGCCACGCATCCGCCACACGTCCGCTGTCGCGTCCGTTCGCGCATTCCGCCACACGTCCGCTGTCGCGTCCGTTCGCGCATTCCGCCACACGTCCGCTGTCGCGTCCGTTCGCGCATTCCATTCCATTCCATTCCATTCCATTCCATTCCATTCCATTCCATTCCATTCCATTCCCGTTCGTTCAATCTATATTTTAAACTTCACACATTATAATATATCGAGTAGTTATAAATAATGGTAGAATCATCGTCGTCGTCGTCGTCGTCTGCTGCGTCTGCCGCCTCGTCCGCAATGTCATCTATTAGTTCCGCGCTATCAGGCAATTCCAAGAATATCGCAATTGTTCTCGTGATAATCGCAGCGATTGGCGGTATTCTTTACTACATCATCAAAAACGATATGATTCCCGGCTTGAATAAGTTCTTTAGTAGCGCGCAAGGAACCACCCCCGCGCCCGACGGTATTGGCGCCAACGACGGTGATAAGGTCGCCCAGTTATTCTTATTCAAGGTAGAGTGGTGCCCGCATTGTAAGACCGCCAAGCCCGTTTTTGACGAAGTCGAAAAAGAACTCAATGGACGCCAAATCAATGGATATACTGTAACATTTAAGACCGTGGATTGCGAAGCCGACCCCGATATGGCGGATAAGTTCAAGATTGAGGGATATCCCACTATTAAATTGGTGAAGGACGGACAGGTCATTGAATACGACGCCAAGCCCGAGAAGGATAAGATTACCGAGTTTCTCAATACAGTGCTGGCGTCATAGTTCGCTCGGTCGGTCGGTCGTACTCGTTCATTCACTCGGTCGTACTCGTTCATTCACTCGTACTCGCTCATTCGCTCGTACTCATTCATTCATTCATTCATTCATTCATTCATTCGCTCGTACTCGCTCATTCATTCGCTCGTACTCGCTCATTCATTACTTCATTCCTTCCAGTAATCAAGTGATACTTACATCATCGTTATTGATTCATCTTCTGGTGTATCCGTATTGACATTATTATTATTATTATTATTTGAGTTGTCCAGTTCCGCGACGGATGCCGGCAGTGTTGGCGTAGTGACCGGTTCTAAAACAGGGGTTGTGTGTAATGCGGCGGCGGCGGCGGGTGGTGCGGCGGGCGTGGACTCCCGGAAGTTCCGGCGATACGACATAAATACATTCGCAAATGTCTCCCCACGCAACACCAATTCGCGCCGGTAATTCTCGTCCTTCACCCAATTCATCCAATCCTGCGACGCAAACACTTTTGATACACAAACGACCTCATTTGGAATCGGTTTCGTCGGACGATTTTCAAATAAGTTCCCCTTTATTTGGTTGAAAAAGGTTGAAATAAACTGAAGCACGGATGATTTATCGGTCAAATTCGCAGGTTTTCGCTCCCATAGCATTTTCACGCCCAGTATTTCACGTATGTCGCATTTCTGGTCGCGGATACATTCATTTACGGGATAGTCATTGATGATGCCTCCGTCAATATAGCAACAACCGTCGCGATATATGGGTGTAAACCCGAATGGATAGCAGCAGCTCATATAGCACGCCTCCACCAATCCCTGTTTCGGATGTGTCTTATGACTAAAATCAATGGCCTGGAACTTATTGAGTTCCGTCACTGTGAAGTGAAGTTCAATACCGGTCCTCTCATAAAACTCCTGGAATGTAACATCTACCCCGAAATCCTTTCCTTGAAGCGCGGGACGAAGCATTTCGGTGAATTCTTTCAATCCGTATAATCCGTGATTTTTGTATAATTTAAATACATAATCCAGTTTGTTTTTCGCATCAGAAAGTGACGACGACGAGTATTCGGTGGTTTCACCCGTCCCAGACGATGACGACACGAATATCTTTTCCCAAGGGCGCTTGATTAAATAATCGTCCATAACCTCCCACTCATACCGCAACGCGATGATAATGGCGGCAAACGACCCAATGGAAGATCCGTAGATAGTCTTGATGTCTTTTGCGTCCCAAACACCTTTCAAATTCAATGTGCGAAGAATGCTATACATCATATGGCCCGCAGGCCCGCCTGATGAAATAACAAGATGTTTAATCGGGGGGTCGGTATTCATTTGTATATTTGATTATAAGTAGTATCGTTTATTATTGTTTACGGCGTGCGTGCGTGCGTGCGTGCGTGCGTGCGTGCGTGCGCGATTATTTTCTTCCGTCTCTACATACATACGCATACGCATCCGCATCCGCATCCGCATCCGCGCATCAATGGACGACTTATTCAAATTTGCCGGCGATAATATAGAAAATGTGGAAAAGTTGAATTTAGATGAGTTATACGAAAAGAAACAAGAACAGGACAAGAACAAGTTATTTACGTATAACAAGATACTCACGCGGATTCACGAGAAAATCAAACTGACCTCGCGTCAAAAATGTAGCCAACAATTCTGCTGGTTCGTCGTTCCGGAAATCATCCTCGGTGTCGCGAATTACGACCACGCGGGTTGTATCGCGTATCTCGTAGATAAACTACAGGAGAATAAATTTATGGTGCGTTATACCCACCCCAACCTACTCCTCATTTCGTGGATTCATTATGTTCCGAATTACGTCCGCACCGAGTTTAAGAAAAAGACGGGGACCGCAATCGACGAATATGGTCGTCCGATATTATATGACGCAGAGGGTAATGTCATAAAATACAAAGACGCGGGCGCGGGCGCGGGCGTGGGGGCGGGCGTGGGCGTGGGCAACGGTATTCCGCGAACTCCCGAAGATGCCAACGCACTATTATACAATGAGCGCGGGGGTGGCGGTGGCGGCGGTGATGCGGCGGGGGGTGGCGCAGCCGGTGACAAAAAGGAATACAAGCCAACAGAATCATATCGCCCCACCGGAAATCTAGTATACAATCAAGAGTATTTTCAGAAATTGGGGGACCGATTACAGTAGAGACGGTTATACGACCGCCATCACCGCCGGATTCATTGTGTTTACTGTGTCTTTTATAGAGATTGTATTCAATCTTGAACTAATCCTTTCTTTTACGTTGGTATTTAACCTCTCCGGACCGTATATAATTTCGGTCTTAGCCATTGTATTCAATAACTTTAATTTATCCCATAACATCGCGGTTAGTTTGACGTTCCCACTATTTTTATATACGGCTTCAACTATTTCATCTTTCTTTATTCTGAATAGATTCGCAAGGTCTATATTTTTTCCACTAATCGCATTTTGGATTTTATCCGATAATTCCTTTTCTTCCGGAAATGAGTCAATATTATTCTGATCGAACTCTTTGCTTTTATCGGCAGCAGCCGTCGCCGCCGCAGCATTATTCGCCCCCGTCGGGTTTTCAGTCTCTTTTTTCGCCAATTCTTTTGCCTGGACCAACGCGTCCAACCCCAAATTTGCCTGTAATTCCTGGAGTATCTCAAACCCGGTGAGGAAATTCTTATAACTGTCCGCATATAATCGCACGATTCGCGTTCGCGCTTCATTAGTAATCGCCTGTAAATCCGCGTCGGTGAGATTCGGGTTAATGAAAAAATCATATTTCAGATTCAGCCGGAAAAAGTCGCGGGAATACTGGTCGTCCTGCTCAAACCCCGAGTATCGTTTCGTATCACCTTTATCCAAGCTTTCTTCTATTTCCAACAACACATCCTCCCTTTTATTCATAATCGTAAATACGCGGTCTAATAATTTCACAATACCTTTACGCTGTTTTGAAATACGAAAGTTCATACTCTGAATATGCTTGATGTATTTCACAAAAATTGGATTATAACGCACATTATTATTGACAGGAATCTCGAGCCCCTTATTGCCTTCACACCATTCATTTATTTTGTTATTGTCGTTAATATAGTGCGATACGTCCGCAAATGTTTTGATATCATCGCCGGGTTCTTTGCCACCCGTGACAATTCGGTATAGCTCGGCAACATCGCGTCTGTATATTTTATTTTTCATTTCTTCACTCATCGCGATGAACTGCGGGCTTTTGTTGGAGCTCGATATTTCGTGAAAAATATCAAAATACAATTCTTCCAACATTGCGAAAATAGATGGCTTAATCTTGTTCTGGGTTATGGTAGACGCAGTCGTCGTCATCGACATTGGCGTTATTTTAATGTTGTCTATATCCTTTTTAATGGAGCATATGCCACTTCCCGGCGTGATTTTCATATCGATTTCGCCAGGTTTTAATAACCGTTCCATCTTCGCTTTCACATCGGTTTGTCTTCTTGTAAAACCGGCCATATTGTACGTATCGTATTTTGATTTATCCTTATTTCGGACTTCGGGACCGTCAAGCAGGCCAAACGTAAGCATATCATAGAAATTATCGGGCATATTTTTCTGTATATATTCGTAGTTATACGGCCGCATCGTCGACATTATCGCATTGAATAGGTTTCCGATTTGGACGTAAAAACGCGCGATACCGACACACATTTGCCTTTTTCTAAATACGTTTTGTTCGTCTAACTTGCTTTCTTTCAGGATTTCGGGGTTCGTATTCACGAGAAGTGCGCGGTCCATCGCATTAATATCCTCGTAGTGTTTTGAAAATAATTTATGGCGGCGGTCCATATATGAAATCAGTCGAAACGGAAGACGGTTCAACACTTCGCTTGTAATAATAATAAGCTTTTCGCATTTTCCACTATCTCCCAGCGTTGAATTAAATTTCACCTCTTTCAAAATAATGCGCTGGGCGTATAAATCTAATCGGAGCGCCATATTGCGGGTTTCGTCCATATCAGGGTTGGATATGGATGACACGTTGTTACCCATACAATGAAATGGAATACGGGGGACGTCTTTGTTATATCGATAGATAATAGTCAGCGGGGAGTGGACGCGGAGGCGCCATATCAATAAAATTGCCATATCAATAAAATTGCCATATCAATAAAATTGCCATATCAATAAAATTGCCATATCAATAAAATTGCCATATCAATAAAATTGCCATATCAATAAAATTGCCATATCAATAAAATTGCCATATCAATAAAATTGATATAAAGATATAAATATACTCTTTATTTAAAGGGTAGAATATACACTCCATAAGCACAGACGCGTATATAACAATGCTTTCCAATTTAAACTCGTGCCACGGAGTGTTTATACCAACCACCAATATACAAAAACCACCTAGTTCATTATTTCCATCATCCATGTCAACATTATCATCCACCTCCTCCACAAATATACGCCACTACAGATATTTATCGGCATATACTCCGAGTAAGTCAAATGAAACCAAGCGAAACAAGCGCGTCCTTAATGACGAAAGTATATGGGAAAAAATAGAACAAGACTTCACACCCGAATTGGTCTCGGAATATAATATTCCCGAAACGGTAAGGCATTCGCCGAAACAAACATCCTCATCGGGCGGCGACGGCGGTGGCGGTGGCGGCGGCGACGAGGGTGATTGCGCCATCGCCGCCCCCCACCACACCGCAAAAAGAATGTCCGCATTATTTGCGAAACCCGATATTAATATGGAATGTCTATACCGGAAATCCGGAATCCGCGAGAATTGCGAAGTATGTGCCAGTGACGTCGTTCTCACAGATGACGGGTTCCTCACCTGTAAAAACCCCGCGTGTAGCATTCTGTATAAGGACGAATCTCTCGACCAAACCGCGGAATGGCGGTATTACGGCGCCGACGACAATCAAAATAATGACCCAACACGTTGCGGTATGCCCGTAAACCCCCTACTCAAAGAGTCGTCCTATGGCTGTAAAGTGATGTGCGAAGGCGGTTCATATTCCCAGGATATGATGAAAATCCGGCGTTATACCGAATGGCAATCAATGCCCTATCGAGAGAAGGCCCAATACGACATGTTCCAGAAAATCACCATCTTCGCGCAAAATAAGGGGATTTCCAAAATGATTATCGACGAGGCACTGCGCGTCCATAAGCGCATCTCCGAACATAAAACATTCCGGAGTTTGAACCGCGACGGTGTCGTCGGCGCATCCATCTATATCGCGTGTAAAATACACAACTGCCCACGCACACCCAAAGAAATCGCGACCATATTCAATCTGGATAATACCAGCGCAACGAAGGGGTGTAAAAATGCGGTCGGTATCATCAATGAACTAGAATCCAATTTAGACAACTCCGAGAAAACCAACTTCTGTAAGACGAAGCCCGAAGCGTTTATTGAACGCTATTGTAGCCGTCTTTCCATCAATGATGAGCTGACGAAATTGTGCCAGTTCATTGCGGTGATGATTGAAAAACAGAACTTGATTCCCGAGAATACGCCGCATAGTATCGCATCGGGTATTATTTACTTTGTTGCGTGTATGTGTCATCTTCCCATCACCAAGAAGGATGTGAATCGCATTAGCGATATGAGTGAAGTCACAATTAACAAATGCTATAAAAAACTATATGACATGCGCGACAAACTCATTCCGAAGATGATACTCGCGAAATACACGCCATAAGCGCGTGCGCGCGGCCACCACCCGTCGTAGTAATATTGCTTTTTTCTTATATTATGATATTATACCCTTTATCATAATACTGTTTAGCGGATATGGAAGAGGAGACATCCGTGACAGCGGCGGCGACACCCGCGCCTAAATTCGTTTTTATTGTCCCATATCGCGACCGTGAGCCACACCGCGTCTTCTTCAACACCTATATTTATAAAATTATGGAAGATATTCCGCCAGAAGATTGGACCTTCTTTTTCGTCCATCAAAACGACAAACGCCCATTTAACCGCGGCGCAATGAAAAATATCGGGTTTTTAGCATTAAAACAGACGTATCCAAATGATTATAAAAATATTATATTTATTTTCAATGACGTGGATACCTTGCCGTATACTAAAAATATATTGAACTTTCATACAGATTTCGGAGTCATCAAACACTTCTACGGTTTTCATTTCGCGCTTGGCGGTATATTTTCGATTCGCGGCACCGACTTCGAGAGAATCAACGGGTTCCCGAATTATTGGGCGTGGGGCGGCGAGGATAATCTCATCCACGAACGCGCCAAACAAAACGGGATTATTATTGACCGAAGCAATTTTTATACGATTGGAAATATGAATATTCTCCAATTTGCGGATGGATTCAAACGGTTGATTTGCCGTGATGAATTGGCGACGTCTATTATGCCGAATAATGTGGACGGATTATCCAAAATAACTGGCCTGAATTATATGATATATGACGAAACACATATGATTGACGTGACATCATTTGACACGTATATTTCTTATTTACAGCTTCATTTTGAAGAGCAAACGCTGGATAAAGTTACGAAATTGCGCGTATCTCCTTTAAATGCGGTTCGTAATATCAAGGAACTAAACAATGCGTATTATATTGATATTAATAACCGTATCCATTCGGTTGAATCAGCACCAGTCGGGGGGGGCGCGCATCATAAAGAACCGCCTAGATTCAATATGGTGAATCAAGAGATTCAACCCAAAATGCCGTTTTCCGTTCAGTTGGGTAATATTACCCATCGTAATTACGCGAAGATGATGCCACAAGATAGACATGTTATGGCGACGGAATCCGCGTCGAATTCGGCGAATATCACCCGCGTTTATCAAAATTACAAGATAGAACAAAATGTGATTATTCCGCTACAACGACCGAATACGGCGGCGGCGGCGGGTGGGTTACAGGGGCAAAAACGGTTTGGGATGCGGGCGATGTTTATGTAGACGAACGTCGCCGGTCGTTGCGCCCTCATTTCACTCCTTCCGCTTCGCTACAGTCATTACATATCGGGCTCCACTCCCTTAGCTCCGTTCTGGGGCTCGCGTCGCTTCATCCCTCCGCTAACGCGCCGGGATTCCGCTCCGCTCGGGCATCTTCGCCGATTCGCGGTAGAATTTTTAATTGTGTTGTTTTCATTTGAGACGATATTGGGTGATAATATCGGCGACGATGACCGAGCCGAGCCGCGAGTGGCGTCCCGCTCTGCGGGACGGAACGACCGGTGAGGCGAGAAGATGACCGAGCCGAACCAAGGGAGTGGAGACCGCGTAGCGGGCGCAACGACCGGTGAGGCGAGTGCGGAACGAGCGGTGAGGCGAGAAGATGACCGAGCCGAACCAAGGGAGTGGAGACCGCGTAGCGGGCGCAACGACCGGTGAGGCGAGTGCGGAACGAGCGGTGAGGCGAGACCTTAAAACTCCGCATTGAACTCAAACACATCATCCGCCACCTTCTTCTCCGCCAGCGCATATTCGCCCACCCGCCGCTCAAAAAAGTTCGTCTTCCCCGCCAAACTTATCATCTCCATAAAATCAAACGGGTTGGTCGCATTATATATTTTGTCATACCCAAGCTGAAGCACGAGGCGGTCCGCGACGAATTCGATATATTGGCACATTAATTTCGCATTCATTCCGATAAGGCGACAAGGAAGCGCCTCCGAGATAAACTCCTTTTCTATTTCCACCGCATCACGCACAATTTCGTAAATACGATGACGCTGAATCTTCTTCACCATCTTCGTATACAGTAGCACCGCAAACTCGGTATGAAGCGCCTCATCACGGGAGATGAGTTCATTGCTGAATGTGAGTCCCGGCATAAGTCCGCGTTTCTTCATCCAGTAAATCGAGCAAAATGCGCCAGAGAAGAAAATCCCCTCCACGCACGCAAACGCCACGAGGCGTGTCTGGAATGTGCTACGTTTATCGCCTATCCATTTCAGCGCCCAATCCGCCTTCTTTTTAATACAAGGGAAATTCTGTATCGCATTGAATAGTCTGTCCTTTTCCACGGTCTCCTTGATATAGGTGTCAATCAGGATACTATACATCTGCGAATGGATATTCTCCATCGCGATTTGAAAGCCGTAGAACGCGCGGGCTTCCGCCAATTGAACCTCCGTCATAAATCGCTGTGCCAGATTCTCCATTACAATGCCATCGCTTGCCGCGAAAAATGCGAGAATCATTGAAATAAAGTATCTCTCGTCGTTGTGTAGCGAATTCCAGTGGGCGACATCCTTCGTAAGGTCCACTTCTTCCGCACGCCAGAAGCAGTCCACTTGCTTTTTATACATTCCCCATATTGCGTTGTCTTTGATAGGGAATAACACAAACCGGTTTTGGTCTTCTTCAAGTAAGGGTTCGATTATTTGAGGTTTAACGGCGGCCGCAGAGGCGGCGGCATCGGTGAGAATGGCAACAGACATAATTGTGTGATGTAAATACGGTGTAATCGGGTAAAATATAGTAGTAATAACGGTTTAATTTGTTTTCCTAAATGGGGCCAAGTGAGTGGATATTATAGATGGATATAATAAGTCGTTTGGGCGATATTGGATGGAACATACAGAGAAAAGGTATAAATCCAACTAATGTTACTATCTATTATCGAGTGTGTGTATTCGGTTGTAAGAACAATGTTAAACAAACTTGATATTGCTGTCATAAATCTTGACCGCCGCCCCGACCGTATGGCGTGTATTTATAAGAATATTCCGTTCTTGTTTCAGCCGTTTACACCGCGTATTCCTGGGCTTCGCGTCCACACCGTCGACCGTCACGTCGACCGCCACGACGAGCGCGGTCATTATCGCCGTTTTCCAGCGATTGATGGGAATAATCTCTCGCAACATTATTCTGAATTCCCCGATTTGCTGGATACTATCCGTGATACTCCGCGCGTGTTGGGCGAGGTCGGTTGTTCTTTGAGTCATTATTCTCTCTGGCGGTCCCACGCCCAGCATCCTAGTGAGAAGGAGTTTTTGCTCGTTTTTGAAGATGATGTATTATTTACAGAAAAGTCTCACGAGAGAATTCGGGAGGCCGTCGTGGCATTGACCCACAGAAACGCCGAGTCCGTCGACGTCGTTTATGTCGGTGGACAATGGACACCTGATTACGATATTGACTGCTCCGCATCACCGCCTTATTTTCCATTCCAGAAAACAACCAGTGAATCTCTCGCGCGATATTACAAGACAACGTCGGCGTCTGGACTGTATCCACGCCGAAACCTTACCCCCGCAGTCATTCAAGGGAATCGTAATGTATGGTTTACGCCATTATTTCGCACCGCGGGGGCATACCTCGTGAGTCAACGCGGTGCGAAACGATTGTTAGAAGCCGTGGAAACAGATACGGCATTATTTATGAAAACACCACTGGATATGTGGTTACTTGAAATGGATTTTCGCGGGTATATTACCGCATCCGACCGTTTCCCACATCCGTTTTATCAAGCAGGGTTTGAAATGGTGCGTGAACCTAGTCACGCGCAAAACGATATTCATCGCTGCGACTTTCAGACGGTGAAATTGCCGGCGCCGCTCTGATAGGCTACGCGCTCGGCTCCGTTACACTCCGTTCCATTCGGCTCCATTCCACTCCGTTCCATTCCATTAAATCACCTTCATTGAAAAGGTCGACCAATCAAACCCATTCGCCCACTTCACCCGACAATCTATCTCACTATATCCTTCCTTCTGAATGATATATTGTTCGTTCGCCAACCAGCAACGGTATTTCGGCTGAATATATTCGGTATACATAAAATCAATATTCTTGCGTTCCAATTCTATAAGGTTGGGATACGACTCCACGAAATCCAGAATCGGTTTATACATGTGTTGCTTCACTAGGTACGCGTGATTACACCAAATGGTGCCTTTCACCCATTTATGCGTGGGGTCTATTCCATCATATCGCGTCAGGATGCCTCCTAGATATAAAATATCCCACTCATCGCCAATGCCGCCGATACTTCCTCCAGCCCCCAGCACCGCAAGTTCATTAAAATTATCCCGAATGACAATATCATCTTCTACAATCAGGACCGATGAAAGATTCTTACTCTGGGCGTATTGAATCGCCTTGATATGTGACCTAAAACACCCCACTTTCGTATCTTCGGTATGAATCCGGTTCATTAAAAGCGAGTGTTTGATTCCGTGACTGAGTAGATGGTCGCTCACATATTTCGTTCTCTCGGGACGCTCTTCAAGACATATCGCGACGACTTCTTCTGCGAAGGGGGGGCGCAGCAAAAAGGACTGGGGCCCAATCACAGGCAATATTTCCGGCGATGACGGCGATGACGGCGGGGTTTGAACGGTCATAGGTGTAAAATTCGCAGTAGATGACACGGATGAAAGAGACCGGTCTGACAATTGGGGTGAATTCTCCGACGACGACGACGAACCCGTGTATTTGAAGTATTTCTCCGATGCGGCGTCGTCACCACCACGGGCATCATCTCCGCCTGCGATGACCGAGAGATATGGATTCACAGTCTCTTCGTAGTGATGGCGCTTTAACAAATCGCGGATCTTCGTGTATATCTTATCCGAACTCACCTCAATGCTGAAGAATTCAATATGGAATACCTTGTTCGACACCACGAGACTTACAGTGCCGCCGCCGCCGCCGCCGCTCGTAGGCGTTGTCGGTGCGAGGTTCGCCGGTTCCGTCGCCTGGTTCTCTTCAAAGAATGTCGAGAGAATTTCGTATTCACAGCCCTGGCAATTCAAGGAGCAATAGTCAATCCGGTCAGGCGTCGATTGCTGACAGCACAAATCATAAAGTGTTATCGTATCCACCTTATACGACTTGGACTCCACGCGCGTCCATTCCCGCCCTTCTTTATTGTTTTCAAGCGCGCCTTTCAATCCGCTTAATTCGGGAATCGCGGATTCATAGAAAATCGCCCCACGACCACTGCCATTTGTGATGGACGATGTCACATTACTAACTGCGGCAGGCACCACCTCGCACGCACGGCATCCGCCTAACCCCTCCTGATATACTCGCGCGGGTTCCACCGCCATCCCGCGCCATTCCCGGTATCTCTCGAAGAAATAACACGCCGAGTTCTCTTGACCGTCACCCGCGCCGATTTCAATAAAATACCCGCCGTGCTTGCCTTTCGTAATATACTTATCCACATACTGGTCATTGCGTAAATCGTGGTAATATTCGGGATAGATGGTTAGGTCGTCGTCTGCCTCTGGTGCTGGTGCTGGTGCCGGCGCCGCATAAAACGCCGAGCTATGCGAATTGTATACTGTGAGTTCCATCTTCTGTTTATGAAGAAACTCGTTTTTCCGCATAACATCCCCCAATATCGTCTCCCAGAGGTGCGTTCCATACGACTGGGGCGGAAACTCATACGGCGCGGTCTCCGAATGGATAAACGCCACGGTGTCCTGCCAGTGAAGCGGCATAAACAACTGGCCTTCCAATATTTTCATCCGGTATTTATGGATATAATGCGGGTTATCTTCAATCAATATTCGATTGGAGTCGCGGATATGATGCGCCCATATTCCCAGACGCAGCCCCGATTTAAACGAATCCAGCCACAGTTTAATAAATTCGTTTTTGGGCTTTGCGGCTAAGAATGCGTTGATTAATGAGTGGATTCCCGCGCGTTCTTCACTGATATAAAATGAGTGACCCGATTTGAACACGTCGTGAAAGGGCCGCACAATAAGCATATCCAAGTCTAGATACACACCCCCGTGCTCGTATAATAGTTCCAGACGCACCACATCCGCCTTATACTGAAAATGCTTCAATTCGAATCCGTCGTAAAAAATGGGGGGGTCTATTTTATGGATACTCACGCGCGCCTGCTTCTTGATATCGTCCCAGTATTTATTTCCGACGGGCTCCTTCGCATTATAGATTCGGATGTCATAATCCGGCATATATTGTATCATTGAGTGGACGCATCGATGGTGGAAATTGTAGAACTCGGTCTCGCCGAAATAGAGGAGATGGATGACTTTCGGGATTTCCGCGCATGGGTCTGTTGGGTATAACGCCTCCAATTTTGTCACTGAGGTTTGTTTGATGGAGTCGGGAAGCTCGGATTCGCCGTCATTGACGCCGTCGGGCGCATTCGGTGGCGGGGACCTTGTATCCACGATTTCCTCGTATTGGGTTATCGCCAGCGCCGTAGCGTTCAACGCCAGATTGGAGGATGCGCGATAAAAACGCACAAAATTCGTGTCGCGCTTGTTATACGTTGGAAAATATTCGAGATACATATCTGCGACCGCCACGAGCTTCTCGTGTTCCTTGTGATGATGGTGCTGATTGTGGATTTCTTGGAGCATTTGATTTCGGTCCATATGCTTAGAGCTATTTTGATAGTAATTATATCGGAGTCTCTTGAATGCGGACGACGGCGACGGGGCGGACGACGACGACGGGGGTGCGGCGGCAGCGGGCTCGGCGGCGCCCTCGGACTCCGACGTCAAACAATATTCGCCCCACGCCATTCCACGCGCTTTACAATCCGTCGGACACGACGCGTCATTTGTATTATTCGTAAAATAATCGTCATATCCGTCTTCGCGAATCACGCCTGCGCCAACCATTTGCGACCACGCTTTTGTGGGTTGTACCGTATAATGGGCTTGGCGTGATGGGTCGCGAGAGATATCATCAATGGCGACGACGGTTCGGCCATCACGCGCCAGACGCTGCGAATTGAGAATATCCTTCATTGGAATATCGTTTTGATGCCCGCCGTCAATGAAAATAAAATCAAACCGCATCGGCGGTGCCGTGTTTGGGTCCTTCATTCGGTGCGCGACCTGTTCTTCGTATTTGGGAATGGTGACGGTGCTGTCTCCCGTAACGAGTGTATGCCGCCCCGGAAACGCCGCGTCAATATAACGCTTCGCTGCGAAAACATACGCATACTCGCCTAAATCAAAACTCACGACTTTGGTCTCTGGTGGTGTGTTCGCAAGGAATAGGAGGGCGGAATGGCCCGCATTGAACCCGATTTCCATAATGGATTTGGGCGCGCGTTTGTGGACGAGTTCGCGAAGACGGTCGGACTGGGCGCCGATTTGATAGGACCCGCCCTCTACGATATGATATTCGGATATGGCTTGGGTTAATCCTTCTAATAAGTCAGCCCCGCTGGGATATGTATTCATTATACAATGAACTAAACTGTATAATAAAATAAATATGTTTATGTTTATATGTGTTTGCGCACTATGCGCGTTATGTGGAATGATATGAAAATGTAATAAAAAGTTCATCACCTGACCCCCACGTAAACGGCACAGTGCTTGAAAGTTGCGTTATTGTTTGATAATTACCTGATAGATAATATGGTCGGAGTTCCACTTCGGTTGAACTATGATATGTAATTATACCGTATACCGTGTTTCCGCTACTATCATCTCTATATGTCGCAATACCCGAGAGAGCCGTTCCAATACCTGCGTTGATGGATGCGAAATTCGCGTTGACTGGAAGAGATACTCGTGGACCAGTTCCTACGGATGTAGATGAACCGAACTGAACACGAATATATACACTTGTGAATTCGCCTTGTCGCGCGTATCTAGATGTAATTGTTCCGTTTCCAATGGTAAGATTTGTAAATGATGGTTCATATGATACGTATGATGCGGCACCTTGTGCGCCGGTCGGTCCTTGCGGTCCGGTAGGTCCGGTAGGTCCGGTAGGTCCGGTAGGTCCGGTAGGTCCGGTAGGTCCGGTAGGTCCGGTAGGTCCGGTAGGTCCGGTAGGTCCGGTGGTGCCCTGGGGGCCCGTGGACCCGGTTTCGCCTACGGGGCCAGTGGGTGCGATGGGTCCGGTAGGTCCGGTGGTGCCCTGGATGCCAGTGGGGCCGGTGGGGCCGGTCTCGCCCATAGGGCCAGTAGGTGCGATGGGGCCTGTGGTGCCCTGTGTTCCTTGTACGCCTGTAGGGCCGGCAGTCCCAGTATCGCCCATTTGACCCGTTGGTCCTGTGACACCAGTAGGACCAGTGGCACCCATTGGACCCGTCGCACCAGCTGCGCCTACAAATGTATTCAATGAGAGAATATCGCCTATACCCGATTCATTGACTTGATATACATTAAGGTCCAGCGGAATCATCGCAATGACGCCATCTCCATTGCCAGCAGTAAGACGGTATGGCACAGTGCCGACTTTCAAATATGTCAACGTCGCATTCGCATTATCTACATCCTGAATGACACTGCCGTTGTTGCGTATGGTTCGCACCGTTGCGCCAGATGAAGCCAACGTTACCGTGATATTCTGGTTTGTTGCCGCGAAGATACATACGATTTGATGGATAAGGGATGATACTGGTGCGACATATCCTTCACTCTGACTATTTGGGATTTTTACCGTGACACCTTGTATCGTGGTTATACTATCCAATGACACCGCAGGCTGTATCACGCGAAACTGTGCGAGTGTAAGCGATGCGAGGTTGTTGACCGCGGAGATACCGTGATTCGCCGCGCGTAATAGAAGATGCCCTTTCTGTACATCACTAAATGTGAGCGTGTTGATTATCGCGCCGACTATCAGCGTATTTTTGAATATTGCGTTTGTTATGTTCGCATTGGTGAAATTTACACTAGTCGCATTGGTATTTGTGAAATTGCCACCGCTTAGGTCTGCGCCACTTAAGTCGGTGCTGGTTATGTTTTGATTGGAATAATCCACCGGCATTCTATTACATGTAAAAGCATAATATAATTATATTATATTATCCACAGTAGTCGGCTAGTCGGCCTCCATTTCCATCCTCTCGATGTCGGCCCGCAGCCTCTTTATTTCCGCAATAAACACCGCAAACAACTGCTCATATTGTATCGTCTGGTATCCATTCGGGTCGTCTTTTTCACCGACCACCATCTCCGGATATACACCTTGTAATTCGTGTGCCAAGAACCCGTATTCTTCGTGTCCTGTAAGGCGGTTCAAATACATTACCGGCCGCAATCCGTCCACGGTTTTGTCTGTAGGTAGGTCGCACACATTATATTTGATTCGGTAATCACTCACACTATTCATTCCAACCGTTTTGATGGTGCCGCTAATGTCCATCGTATAGCGAGTATCCAGTGCGGTCGTCGCACCGTCCACGTTGACACCTACGGTGATGGTGTTGCCGCCCGCGCCGCCGTATAGAATATTCGTATACCCTGTTATCGTTTCAGGCGTCTCTGGATTAATGACCGTCCACGCGCCTGCGTTGGTCGCACCCGTTGGGCCAATGGGCCCCGTTGGACCTAAACCCGCAATAAACCCGCTTAATCCTGTCGCACCCGTTGCGCCTTCTGGACCGGTCGGTCCTGCGTTCGCGATTACACCAGCGACACCTCCTCCTCCCGTTGGACCCGTCGCACCTATCTCGCCCGTCGGACCCGTCGAACCCGCCCCGATTATCGCCCCCGCATCACCTACCTGGCCTCTGGGTCCAAATGGGCCCGTTGTGCCTATAGGACCAGTTGGTCCATCTACCCCCCCCACCTGACCCGTAGCACCCGTCACGCCCACCACACCCGTCGCACCCACCACACCCGTCGCACCATCAAGCGACCCAGCACCCGTCGGACCCGTTGCGCCCACCACGCCATTTGTCCCGGCGAAACCTCTCGGCCCCGTTGTCCCCGTTCGTCCCTCTAAATAATCACTGTTCGAGAGAACATCATACAATCCAACATTAACTACCTTGTATTCATTGATATCATAAGGAACCCCAATCATCGAATATCCGTGGATTTTATATACAACATTTCCAATTCGAAGTAGCGCATTCGTAACGGTAGCAGAACCACCTCCCGTCGTATCCACAATGGTCGTCACCCCCGAATTATCACGAGATATCGTAAATGATTTCGCAGGGTAATTTATGACCAGGGTCGGATTATTCACGGTTCCGATACTTTGAATACCCGACATATTCAGTGTCAAGCTCTCATTATTCGCGAGAGCAATTCCTTGGATATAAAATGCGCGCTTGGGGCGCACGGTTATCGCGGTAATCCCTCGGACATTCTCGCTAACGACGGTCGCTGCGATAATATCAACTTCGGTCGACAAATCGCGGACATCATCCGTTAGAATCGTCCCGATTACCGCAGGGAGCTGCGGCGACGTAAGTTGCGTCGTCGTCGTAAGTAGATACGCGATGCCTGCGTTCGTTTTGTTATACAAAAGTTGCGCGGATTGGGCGCCTGAAAACACGACTCCCGATAGATTGGTATTCACGATGCCGGTATTTCGCAGGATGGCGCCTGTAAAAATGGCGTTTGTTAGATTACATCCTGATAGGTCCGCATTTGTTAGGGTCGCATTTGTAAAGTTCGCATTTGTTAGGTTCTGTCCTACAAATGAATACCCGGTGAGGTTTTGTCCTGTATAATTTGTCATCACTATATAACCATTGGATTTATTTTATTCCGTCTAGGCGAGCAAGACGCGCATTCAGCGTCTTTATTTCTTCGCAGCAAATCGCGAACAGTTGATGATAACTGATGGCCTGTAAATCACCCTCCTTGTCCTTGTCACCATTTACAAGTTCCGGAAATATGGCCTGAACTTCGTGTGCTAAAAATCCGTATTCCCACGCATTCTTGCGTAATCGGTTCTGAAACATCACCGGACGAAGTCGCTGGACTTGATTCGACAGCATTATGCGGTCGGTGCCGATGTCGGTGTCGGTGGTCGCGTGACTAATATAAACGATTTCCCGTTTAATCCGGTAATCACTGACATTCATCACCCCTGTCGTCTTTATATTGCCGCTAACATCCAGAAGATACTGCGTGCTTGCGGGGACTGCGGGCGATGTTTGAATGCCGATGCGCCCACTGTTATAGTATATTGGTGTGCCGCTGGTCGCGCCTGCGCGCCCCCATATATTCGCGCCCGTCACGCCGCTCATAGCACCCGTCGCGCCTGTATATCCGACCGCAGCGCTTTCACCGGTTGGACCGGTTGCGCCCACGGTTCCCGTTGCCCCCATATTTCCCGTTATTCCGTATTCTCCTTGCGGGCCGTATATCCCCGTATATCCCGTCGGGCCTCGCACCCCCGTAGCGCCTGTATCGCCTTTACTCGCATTCGGCCCCGTATTGCCCACCGGACCCGTCGGACCCGTTACGCCAGTGTGTCCTCGTGTGCCAGTGGGACCTTGTGTGCCCATCGCGCCAGTGGGGCCTTGTGTGCCCGTCGCGCCAGTGAGGCCTTGTGTGCCCGTCACACCTTGATATCCCGCCGGCCCTGTAGAGCCTAGTGCGCCATTGATTCCGGCAAATCCTACCGGTCCTGTGCCCCCCGTCGCACCCACATTCCCGCTACTGCTTCCAATCGCCGCCTCTGTCAGAATCGCGCCTAATCCATACGATTTCACCTTATAATAATCGGGGTCCACGGGAATTCCAATAATCGACCCCGCATAGACCCTGTATAATATATCGGATATTTTGATAAATGTGACCGGTGTTTGGTTTTCATCGAGAACTTGACCATTCGCGCCACTACCCGTGGATTGGTATACGACTCCATTGATGCGGACCGGTGTATCCGCTGAAATGCCAATATAAAACCCTTCTACAACGCTGGGGGTAACCGTCACGGCCGGGTTGTTGCTCGCGTCTAGCGTGGGTGCGAGGACCCGAATCACCTCTAGATTCGCTATGTCGCCGGGTTTTATCGAGGGTATCGCGGCAGTAATAGACGCGGGTGTTACCGTTTCGGGGAGGGCAATCGCCGCAATATTCGCTGCGACGTTGTCCGCATTCTGGCGCAATTGGATTTTCTGGCCGTCCGTAAATATCACGCCTGTAAGTGTCGCGCCCACAATCCGCGTGTTTGTCATGTTGGCGTTGGTAAAAGTGACGTTGGTGAGATTGGCATTCGTTAGGTTGGCATTTGTAAAGTTTACATTATTGAAATTTATATTACTATAATTCACTCCAGATAAATCAGACCCGGTCTGATTCAAGTCAAAAACATTCAGTGTAGATGATGCTACTCCACTTGCGTAGCTTCTTGTTTCTGCTTGTATTGCGCTAATTAGAGTATTACCGCCATTAACAATTGTCACTATTCCGTTGGTTGAAACCGTCGCAACGTTCGTATTACTACTTGTAAACGTAAATGGATTATACTGAAGTATGTATGTTGTACCTGATACATTCAAACGACCAATGACTGTGTTTGCGGTTTGACTTGCGGTTATTGTGCTAGTACCGTTTACACCCTTAATCAGTAAGAGATTCCCATATATATCAGCAATCGACGAATCACTACTTGAATATGTCAACGCATTCGTTGTTGGAATGCTGTATACGCGTACATGACCACGATTGTCACTGGTATTTCCGCTTGTTCCATCGTTCATATGTCCGCTAATAATCACCACGGTTCCATCTGAAGATATTTTTACACTGTATCCACTTTGGTCGCCACTTGCTTCACCATCAATGTCAGTGCCGATTCTATCCCATCCCACCGGCCCAAACCCTGGTAGTGCGTCATTTGTCTGGGCAACTGTTTTGTTTGGATTGTATTTATATATACGTGTATGTCCACGATTGTCCTGTGTGGATCCAGCAGTTCCACCATCATTTGCATTCGCGCCTATTGCAATAATTGTACCATCTGCTGAAATAGATTGAGAGAAACCGACATAGTCCGCAATGTAGTCTCCATCGATATCATTACCCAGACGGTCCCACCCAATCGGGCCAAAATTTGCTAGGGTTTGATTCATTTGTGCGGTTGTTTTATTTGGATTGTATCGGTAAACACGCACATTCCCTTTGTCAGCATTGTTATTCACCGAACTACTTGTTCCATCGTTTCCGTGTGCACCAATTGAAATAATTGTTCCATCCGCTGAAAGAGACACTTCACAACCGGAATACTCAATATTTCCTTCACCGTCAATATCAGCACCCAGGCGAATCCAACCAATCGGGCCGAAAGAAGGGTCGGTCTGTGCGGTCACCGCAACGGTTTTATTTGGCGTGTATTTATATACTCGGACGTGACCGCTATCTCCTAATAGATTTCCAGAACCATCATTTTTCCAACCTCCAATTCCCACTATGGAACCATCCGCCGAAAGTGATATACTACTACCGGATTCATCCCCGTTTGCTTCCCCTATAATATCACCGCCGAGCTGGGTCCATACTGTGCCATTCCAACCATATACACGAGTGTATCCAGGGCGGTTGTAACCTGAGCTGCTTGTGTTTCCTATCGCCAGAACAGTTCCATTTTTAGAAAGAGAAACACTCCCACCACCATAATCCACGACCGCAGTTGAATCAATATCCAGACCAAGACGGTTCCATCCTTTCGGTCCAAAATTAGGGAGAGATTGATTCATTTGGGCGGTTGTCTTGGTTGGGTCATATTTGTATACACGGACATGCCCTATGTCAGCACTGGTCGATGCGTTTGTCGTATCATTTCCGGGGGCACCAATCGCCACTATGGTTCCGTCCGCCGACATACTAATAGAGTATCCAGATTGGTCTCCAGATGCTTCGCCATCTATGTCGTCGCCCAGACGCGTCCAACCAATCGGACCAAACGACGCGTCTGATTGCGATGTCACTGCAACTGTTTTGTTTGGTGTATACTTATATACCCGTACATGGCCACTTGTTCCTCCATTACCGTCGTTTAAATGTGCGCCAATTGCGATTATACTTCCGTCTGCTGAAATAGCAGTGCTAAATCCACTTCGGTCATCAGCTGCCTCACCATCAATATCACCGCCTAGTTTCGTCCACGAACTTCCATACACTATTGTATTAATATCGGTTGGAGGTACTATAGCACTCGCAGTGGATGTTATAGTCGATGTAGTAATAATATTTGATGTAGGTGCTGTCAAAGTAAATGGCGGGTCTGAAATATATTTTAGGAGTGGTACTGTAAATGTGCCTAATGTAATCGGAGTTTTAGTTCCGCTCATCAATGTTCACGTTGTTTTTTTTGATTGTATGTTATTATAGTTATTATACTAACATAAGAATATTCTTTGACTTTACAGATATTTCATCAATTACGCTGTACTCTTACATAGTTCACTCGCGCTTTCAAATCCTGGATATCTCTCGCAAGAATCGCAAACATTGAACGATAGTCCACCGATTGGTATTCGGTTTCGTGGTCTTTCGCGCCATAAATAAGTTCCGGATATTTCTCTCCAACTTCGTGGGCGATGAACCCGTATTCGTAACGATTTGTAAGTGTATTAAAATAATGGGCTCCGCGAAGTTGCGTCAGCGACGGCGACGGCGACGGCGCGGTACCGATATCGCGCACATTTGCCTTAATTCTATAATCACTCACATTGTTGATACCAATACAACGGATACTACCGCTAACATCCAGCGCGAATGCGGCGTCGGGGGCCGTTTTTCCGATGGCGACGCGGCCATTGTAGTAGACGCCAGTCACGCCAGCGCCGGCCGTCGTCCATACCGTGTATTCACCCGTCGGCCCGGTTGCGCCCGTTGCGCCTGTTGCGCCAATTGTTGCGAATGTGCCGCGTGGACCTGTCGGCGCGAGAATCGGGTCGGCGGCGGGCCCAGTAGCACCCACGAAATCCACGACACCCGGAATACCCTTGGGACCTGTTACGCCTGTATTACCATTGAGACCGGTTGGACCCGTATCACCCACCTCGGTTGCTATTCCAGCGGGACCTTTCGGACCGTATATCCCCGTGACACCTGTTGCGCCAATAAGCCCGGTTGCGCCGCCGGGTCCTACGGGGCCAGTTGCGCCCACGCGACCGGTTGCGCCCACAGGTCCATTGGGCCCAGTCGCGCCATTGACCGCGGTGGTCGGACCTGTCACACCCGTTGCGCCATTGGCGGCATTCACACCGGAGGTGCCCCGCGGCCCCGTGCTGCCTCTCGGCGCGCTTCCATACCCTCCGTGCTCCATAATAACATCATAAAATCCAGAACCGCCCAATTTATATTCGTTAATGGATAGCGGTATTCCAATCATCGACCCCGCGAATACACGATACGCCGTATTATTGATTCGAATCACCGTCACGACATTCTGCGAGACATCCGTAATGACGCCTGCTGGAGTGCTGCTCATATATCGCGTGGTGTCTCCCGCGCGATTCCCCGTAATCTGAAACTCTGTGTTATTCGGAATATCTACATAAAACGCAGTTGTTGCCTGCGGGTAGGTGGTTATATTCGACACCACGGTCGCGCCTCCCGCCCCCCCGCCAATCGCCGGCGTATATACATCCACACCACCAGTTAAACGCACGATATCAGTGGCGCGTATTGCGGGATTCAATAACAGTAAATCACCGGGAGTCATTGTTGTTAATGTTAATCCGGGGATATTCGCAGCAACATTCGCAGCATTCCGCCGCAGCTGCGATTTCTGAACGCTCGTAAACGTCAATCCCGTTATGGTCGCGCCTACTATCAGCGTATTTGAGAAATTCGTCGCGCTTGTTATCACCGCATTCGCGAGATTCGTACCCGAAGCGTCCACATCCGTCAAATTATCCGCCGAGAGATTACACGCCGGACCCAGAATAAATCCCCCGCGGAGTTGGAAATCCGGTGTGGGGAGGGCGACGGCGGTGCCCTGGGCCGGAGAAACTATTTGTCCGGACCGAATGCCGGCGAAGGTGGCGCCAGTGAAGGTCGCCCCCGAAATATCAGCGGCGGTGAGAATGGCGTTTGTTAGATTGGCGTTGGTGAAATTGGCGGTGGTGAGAATTGTGCTGGCAAGATTGACGCCGGTGAGGTTTTTGCCGGCGAGGGCGATGGACGGGCCGACGATGAACCCGCCGCGGAGGGCGTAATTGGCGGAAGTCCCGGCGAAGACGGGGGCGCCGGCGGTGACGGTGACGAGACCCTGGCTTGATACACCTGAAAACACCGCATTCGTGAAATTCGCGGAGGTGACGTCATTATTCGCGAAGGATGCGCCTGTGAAGTTGGCGCCGGATAGGTCGCACGCTCGTAAATTAATACCGGATAAGTCTACCGATGATGAAAGAGTCGCAGACCGCGCAATGGCGGTGGGGCCGAGGAGAAATCCGGCGCGGACCGCCCATACGCCGCCGCCCGCGCCCGCGCCCGCCCCCGCCGCAATCGTCGGGAATATCGCTCCGTCGCCTGTTATTCCGCCACCCGTTGAAATCACGCCAGTCAAGTTGGCGCCTGTGAAGTTGGCGCCGCTAATATCCGCGCCAGTGAATACCGCATTCGTCAGGTTGGCACTCGTAAGGGTCGCCCGCGCAAGACTGTATCCTGTAAGGGTGACGCCCGATAAATCCGCGGACAGGAGGCGCACACCCGGACCTATTATAAAACCATTTCGCGCAAGGTACGCGGTTGACTGCGGCGGCGTGGCCGGAAATGTCGCAAGTCCCGAATTACGTAATTCACCCGTTGTTATATTTGTAAGATTCGTTGTTGTCGTAAATACCGTGCCATCGATATCGGCGCTTGTGAAGGTCGCGCCTGATAAATCTATCCCGGCTAAATTCACGCCGACGAGAGATACACCTGGACCCACGATATAACCATTACCGCTCGCACCACGCACGGATGTGGCCGCATTCGGTAATGTTACATTTGCTGTTGCCGGAGTTCCGCCGCCGCCGTATAAAAGCCCGCCACTTCGCAGACCCGTAATCGTCGCACCCGAGAAATTCGCCCCTGATATATCACACCCCGTGATTGTGGTATCGGTGAGGTCAGTGCCCGAGAGATTTGCGCCGACCAATCGCACGTTGGGGCCCACAATCCAGCCTACGGAACCGCCGCCCCCCCGCGCAACATAGGATTCGGATGGAAGCGTGGCTGTTGTAAGTCCCACGATATTTCCCGTAAGAATACCTGTAATGGTTGCGCCAGAGAGATTGGCCGTTGTAAGCGTCGCATTTCGCAGGATAGCGTTCGTCAGGTTAGCGCCAGTGAAATCCGTGCTTGTCAGAACCACGCCCGACATATCTACAGCGGACAAATCCGCGCTGGACAGTGAAACACCTGCGCCAATCAGGAACCCGGACCCGGTTCCCGCGCCGCCACCACCCGTATACCTCACTACATAACCGGTCTTTAATGTCGCTGTTGCCGCGCCTGTTAGCCCCCCACTCCTGACACTCGTAAGCGTGGTATTGGTGAAAATGGCGCCACTGATATCCGCATTTGTCAGGATTGCGCTGGTGAGGTTTGTGTTTGTAAAATTCGCACTTGTAAGGGCCACGCCGGAAAGGTCGATGCCGCCGGTCAGTGTGGCATTTTGAAGCGAGACACGCGGTCCAATAATAAACCCGTTGGTGTCGGTGCTTACGGTGCGCGCAACATACCCCGTGGGAAGGGTGGGTGCCGTGGCGCCGACGAGACCAATGATTCCGCCACCCGTTATCGCATTTGTCAGGATGGCGCCGGCGAGGTTCGCACTAGTGAGGGTAGCGCCAGTAAGGGTAGCACCGGTGAGGGTCGCACCCGATAAATCAATCCCCGTCATATTTACACCGGTAAAACTCATCGAGGATAACGCCGCACCAGTTGCGCTCACACCCGCGCCGATAATATACCCGTTACGCGCGACATACCCCGTCGGCAAGGTGGCGGTGGCGAGTCCGACGATACCACCGGAGGAAACACGCGTCAATATGGTGGACGCTCCGCTTATATTTGCGCTCGTCATATTCGTCCCTGCGACGGAGACCCCCGATAAATCCACATTCGTCAGTGTGGCGCTTGCGAGAGATACATTTGGGCCGACGATGAAACCACTACGGAATACATAACCTGTGGGAAGAATGGCGAGAGACGGCGCGGCGGCATTATTCACAAGTCCGCCAGTTACAAGACGTGTCAGGGTCGCGCCTGTGAAATTGGCGCCCGAGATATTCGCGCCAGTCAAAATGACATCTGTCAGGTCAAGAGAGCCGGTGGCGAGATTCGCGCCGATGAGCGAAACACCTGCGCCGAGAATATAACCACCGCGGATGACAACTCCCGTGGGCATTACGAGCGCGGTGGACGCGCCGCCTGTGACGCCGCCGCTCGTCGCGCCTGTAAATGTAACGCGCGAGAGATTGGCGGCGGATATATCCACATTTGTGAAATCAGAGTTTGTAAATACGCAACCCGAGAGGTCAGCGCCGGTGAGGGGAACGCCGCTTAGATTCACGCTGGTGAGGCCGGTGGTGATACCGCGCAGAAGGACGTAGGGGCCTAAAATATATCCATTCCGCGCAACATATCCATTGGGAAGTGACGCCGTATCTGCGCCGGTGGTGGAGCCTGACACGAGGCGCGTAAATGTGGCGCCGAGGAAATTCGCGCCGGCGATGTTTGCGCCTAGGAGTGATTGACCGCTTATATCCTGGTTGGAAAGATTGGCACTGACGAGATTCACATTGGGGCCGACGATGAATCCTGCGCGGATGATGTATCCTGCGGGGAGGGTCGTGGAGATGGAGGACATTGTGAGACCGCCGGTGATGACGCCGGAGAGCGTGGTCCCGCTCAGATTGGCGCCAGAAATATCCGCGTTTGTCAGGGTGGCCGTTGTTAGATTACACCCGGACATATCAGCGCCAACGAGCGATACCCCCGCGAGGTCAATATTCGTGAAATTCAGATTTCGGGTGATGACCCCGGGGCCAAGGAATACATTGTAGGTAGCCGCGCGGGCCACGTATGCGGCGGATGGGAGAGTGGCCGAGGCGACACCCACGAGCCCGCCACCACATACGATGTTCGTAAATGTGGCGCCGGTGAAGTTCGTATTGGTAACGGTGGTTGTCGTAAATGTGGCGCCAGTGAGATTCGCATTGGTGAAATTCGCGCCGGCGACCGATAATCCTGTGAAAAGTTGGCTTGATAGGGCGGCTCCCGTGAGATTCACGCCTGGACCGACCATGTGATTGGACCGGATGACATACGCGGCAGATGGAAGCGCGGTGATATTGGCCGCATTCACGAGCCCGCCCGAGATGAGACCCGTCACAGTTGCGCCGGTGAATGTGACCCCCGATACATCACACGCGGCGATACTTATGGCGGTGAGGTCGGCGTTGGTGAGGTTCGCGCCACGGAGGACGACGGACGGGCCGACGATAAATGCGCCAGGTGCGCCGGTTCCTCGCGCGACATATCCTGTTGGGAGAGTGGCGGTGGTGGCACCGATGAGTGCGCCGGTGGTGATGCCGGTGAGGGTGGCGGAGGTGAGGTTGGCGTTGGTCAGGGTGGCGCCGGTCAGTGTTACATTCGATAAATCGACACCTGTTGCCGCCGCATTCACGAGAGATACACTTGGTCCAACGATGAACCCGCCGCGAATCCTGAAACTTGCGGGGAGGGTCGTCGAGGGCGATGCGACGGAAGCCCCCGTAATTCCACCACTCAGGACACCGGCGAGGACAGTGTTTGTCAAGTTCGTTGTTGTCGGATGAATATTCGTGTTTGTCAAGATGGCGTTGGTGAGGTTGGCGCCAGAGAGGTCAACACCCGACAAGTCTATTCCTGTGAGGTCCTGTGACGAGAGATTGGCGCCGCGAAGGACGACGCGCGGACCCACAATGAAGCCATTGCGCGCAATATACCCTGGGGGGAGGATAGCGGTGGTGGTGCCTACGAGATTTCCGGTGATGACCCCGGCGAGATTCGTGGACGCACCGCTAAGGTCGGTGCCGGTGATGTTTGCGCCGGTGAGCGTGATTCCGCCAGATAAATCTATGTTTTGAAGATTGAGTGATGAGAGATTGACGGCGGGGCCGACGATGGTTCCTGTGTTGGCGGTGCTCGCGCGCACGAAATACCCGGTGGGGAGTCGGGTGGTGGCGGTGGTGGGAGGTGCGCCTGTGAGGCCAAAACTGCGGACGTTGGTGAGGGTTGCGCCTGAGAGGTCCGCTCCACTGATGTCTATGTTGAAGAGACTCGCGCTTGTCAGGTTGGCGGATGTGAGACGGGTGCGCGTGAGATTGGCGGCGTTGGCGGCGCCGGCACCGGAGAGGTCTATGTTCGCGAGAGCCGCGCCCGAGAGATTGACGGCTGGGCCAACGATGAAATTGTTGTATATAATATAACCTGTGGGTAATACCGTAGCCGTGGTGGACGCATTACGTAAATTACCTGATACAATATTTGTCAGGTTGGCGCCGCTGAGGTCGGTTCCCGAGAGGTCCGTGCCTGCGATGGATATACCCGAGAGGTCCACTGCGCTGAGCGCCGCACCGGTGAGCAACACGTTTGGCCCGACGATGACTCCATTACGGAAGACATAGCCGGTGGGTAAGGTCGCCGTCGCGGTTCCTGTGAGGGCGGCGGTGCGGATATTCGTCAGGGTTGCGCCTGTGAAGGTCACGCCCGATACGTCGGAATTCGTCAGGGTGATGCCCGAGAGGTCGGCGTTGGTGAGATTGGCGCCGGTTATGCGCACATTATTGCCGAAGATGGAGCCCCCTCGGCCCGTGTATCCCCCACCGGTGGTGGGAAGAGTGGCGGTGGCGAGTCCGATGACGCCGCGCGAGAGAATATTGGTGAGGGTTGCGCCGAGGAGGGTCGCACCTGAGAGGTCGCTGGAGACGAATATCGCGTTGGTTAGGTTTGCGAGGTTGAGTGTGGCGCCGTATAATGAAATATTGGTGAAATCCGAGCCGGAAAGGTCCGCGCCGTAATAATTGGCGGAGGTGGTTGTCAGGGTGGCCGTGATGCTGGCACTGCCATAATTCGCGTTATCGCTGGCTTGCGTTGCGGTGATGGTGCTTGTTCCGAATCCTACGATGGTCACGGTGGTTCCGGAGATAGTGGCAACGCTGAGGTTACTGCTCGTATATGAAAACGCCCCAGTGCTGTTACTGGTGGGTGGCGTGATTTGAAACGGGGGGGCGTTGGATACTTTGGTGATGTTCGGGAAATTGGAGAGGGTGGGGGGCGGGTACAGTATAACAAACGCAATACCACTGGTATTGATACCATCACCACCGAATAATGTGTAGTAAACACCATTTATTATTGAAGCACTTATTTTTGTATATGTATTATTCGTCTCTCTGCGATAGACGTAGCTCCCATAATTCACGTAGATTGTACCTGATATGATTACAGGTTCACCTTCGTCGCACGCGATGATTAGACTTGTGTTAGATGGAATGTTAGATGGAATAGATGCGGTAGATGTTATTGAAAGCGGTGATGTAACATAGGTCGGAACAATTACGCGCAGGAGTTTATCGGATGGAATATTTGGGTTTATCACTTGAAGGTCCCGTGGACTTGACAATGTAAAAACATTATTATTCAGAGTTGTCAAGTTCACTCGGCGGCGGTTTTCTTTTTTCCGGAGGATGTTGTATCGGTCCATATCGGAATAGTATGCGGCGGAAAGGTCGAATGTCGTGGCGGTGGTTTTTAGCGCCGCGAAGGCATCTTGTGTAGAATACACTGCGACGACGCCGGAACTTACATTCCCCGGATTCGCCCCGCCGCCACCCGAATATCCCCACGTGACAACACTGCCGTCGATTTTTAGCGCCGCGAAGGCGCTATCATTAGAATACACCGCGACGACGCCAGAACTCACATTACTGGGAGTCGTCCCGCCGCTACCCGAATCTCCCCACGCAACGACACTGCCGTCGGTTTTTAGTGCCGCGAAGGCGCCGTACGTAGTTCCATACACGGCGACGACGCCGGAACTCACATTACCGGGAGTCGTCCCTCCATAAAATGAAGATCCCCACGCAACGACACTGCCGTCGATTTTTAGCGCCGCGAAGGTGGCGAAAGTTCCATACACGGCGACGACTCCGGAACTCACATTACCTGGAGTCGCACCACCATAATCGGCTTGTCCCCACGCTTGGACGCTGCCGTCGGATTTTAGCGCCGCGAAGGCTCTACTAGTAGAATATATTGCGACGACGCCAGAAGTTATCCCCGGATTCGCCCCGCCATAAAGTGAACCTCCCCACGCAACGACACTTCCGTCAGTTTTTAGCGCCGCGAAGGCGCTATCAGCAACATATATCGCGACGACGCCAGAACTCACATTACTGGGAGTCGTCCCGCCGCTACCCGAATTTCCCCACGCAACGACACTTCCGTCAGTTTTTAGCGCCGCGAAGGCGCTATCAGCAACATATATCGCGACGACGCCAGAACTCACATTACCGGGAGTCGTCCCACCATAAATTGTTCTTCCCCACGCAACGACACTGCCGTCGGTTTTTAGCGCCGCGAAGGCGTAACCGGTAGAATATATCGCGACGACGCCGGAATTCGCGGCAGTCACACTACTCGGCGCCACCCCGCCATAAAGTGAATCTCCCCATGCAACGACGCTGCCGTCAGTTTTTAGCGCTGCGAATGCGAAAATGGTAGGATATATCGCGACGACGCCAGAACTCACATTACCGGGAGTCGTCCCGCCGTAACTGGTATTCCCCCACGCTTGGACGCTGCCGTCAGTTTTTAGCGCCGCGAAGGCTAATTCTGTAGAATACACAGCTACCACACCAGAACTCACATTCCCGGGAGTCGTTCCTCCATTATTCGAATTTCCCCACGCAACGACGCTGCCAGTAGCAAATCCTTTTGTCGGATATTCCCGAATATTGACCGTACGTAAATACAATATTCCTTTGTATTCCTCAATCGCCTCCGTGAAATACACGGTTTTCAGGTTGACGCCGGTATGTGACTCCAAGAACCAATCACCACCCAGCGAGGCCGCGCCGGTGTCATCCGTTGAAGCGCGTACGGTGACGCCGGTCTGCGCTGCGAGCGTGTCTATAATATATTTCCAGTCGGGGTTGCTGTATAACGCACACGCCATCATATCGAAATAAAGCGTGCCTCCTGCGCCGATTTCCAGTGTGGTGCGGCACCATGTAATAAGGTCACGCAGGGGTGCCCAGGTTGCGAGTTCAGGGTCGTGGTCGGCTACGCCTGAAATGACGCTGCCAGGGGTGTCTGCGGCGACTAAATTATAAAAGGGGCGGTTGTAATTATGCTGAAGTAGACCGACGCATCGCGGGGAACCGGCATCCGTTGCCTCCACTGTATCGTTTGCGACACACTCGGCTCCGGCGGCTGCCTCCACGATTCGCGCCTTAATATCCGCGATGGTGTCGGCGTAGTAGTCAAATAATACCGGAATACATATATTGGGGTCGATGGCTGCGAGGATTGTTTCGTAGTCATGGACACGTTTGTCGATTAAGAGTATATTTTTCGGCATTCCTCCTCCTTATATGATGGACTTATTTTGTCCCCATAAATAACCGTTTCACTGACGGGAAACTCAAAATTTATGTGGACAAAATGGCCTTTTCTATATGGGCATGACGATGATGTCAATAGTTGTGTTAACAAAATGGTATAAATCTGGAGATGGTGACGTGACCAAAAAAGTTTAGTGATGTCCCAGGTCTCCAGGTCTAAAATGAATTTTTGTCCCCGTAAATAACCCATCCCCCTGTCACCCCAAATAGAAAAAGACTTTTTTGTGAATTCAAGAATGGACATACCCCGCAGGGGTATGGGGTTTTTTCATTCGCAAAAAAATTGAAATGTTTTTTCACCTAGACTCCATTTGACAGCGTCAAGCACAACACGTATACGACTACGAAAGAAACAATGTTCTCCTTTCTCAAAACCGGCGATATCAACAATAGCATCAGAGGTCTTACCAAACTCCCTGGACTCTCCACTTCGGACAGCGACAAAATCAAATACGCGCTCCTCAATCATTCGACGGCGATGCGCAAAAATCTCGAGGACGGCGCTCCCATCTTCCGGGGCATTCGGCAGTGGGAGGCGGAACTTGAGCAGCGTGACATCTTCAGTATCACGAGCGGAGTTTTGCCTTCAATGGCAGCGAATGCGGCTGCTGCGTCTGCGTCTGCGTCGACGCGTGTTTCGCTATTCGCCGACAACGACCTTCGCATCGACAACGCCGCATTGGCCTTCATTATGGCTAAAGAACTCGCGTTTCTCAACCGGACCGTTCAAATGATTACACTCATCGCCCACAGGTACCAAGAAGAACAAGAAGACCTTGCGGGGGGGCGTACCCCAATGTGTCGCGACAGCGACAGCGACAGCGACAACGACGACCCATTCTCTCCTCCAGCGGAAGATCTCGAACAAGGCAGCAGTCCACTGATGCGCTCCCATTCTCACCCTACGAACGAACACTGTGGGTCGGCGACTAGAGGAGTCCTCAGTCAACTGGCAGCTACCTTCCTCGTCGCAAGCGGGCGTATGCACCAACGCTTCAACAATCTTTGCGCTCTTACTGGAACAAACCTGGTTCTTGTGAACGGGATGACGACAGTGGACCACCCTGACAATGAAGAGAATCGTAGGAAACAACTGACCGCGCAATCTCTCGTGGTCTCGGATATCTTCCTTCATTTCGGGAAGTTCGACGCTGAACACCGCGACCCGGTCGTGATAGCATTCCTGGAATTGCGCGACATCTCGGTCTCTGCGTGGAGGGTGTTGTCTATGTATGCGTTCTCCAACCTGTTTCGGTTGTTGGAAGGGAGCGACTTCGCAAAACACTGCTACCAGCCAAACGATGCGATTTTCACGCAGGGGCGTGATTACAGTCTGAGACAGGAGCCGGCGGCGGTGGCGGTGGCGGTGATGCAGTTTCCGCGTATTCACAACGACAATGACGGCGACAATGAAGACGAGACGACAACGACAATGACAATGTCCGAACTGGCTGATTTGGCCGCGCGGCAACCGGTAGTAGAGGAGGACGCGATGGAATACGACTAAACAAACGACGATGGACACGACGCGGGGGGGAGAGGGACGACACTGACGACACGATGGAAGGTAATAAAAAAGTATTGTGTGTTATGAAACTAACACTTTTTTATTATTGTTCGGGTCCGCTCGGCTACGCGCTTCCATTCCATTCGGCTCCGCTCCATTCGGCTCCGCTCCATTCGGATCCGTTACATTCGGCTACGCGCTACGCGCTCCGCTCCATTCGGCTCCGTTACATTCCATTCCATTACATTAATACTCTCTGAACTGGTCACGAATGTGTTCAAACACCACAATCGCATCCCGCGCGCATGTGGTTACATACTCCGCCACGATTCCTTCATCCACCCCCACCGTCTCCGCAAACCCCACGCGTATCATACTATCCGGGTTGTGCGGGTGAATCTTCCTGAATGCGCAGTAGGTAACCGTCTGGTCCTCCGCGTAGTGTTTGTCGTGTAGGAAGTACTCAATGACCTTCCCCAAGGTATAGTCCTCACCCTTCAGTTCAATATCAAAGCCATTCTGAATCGTGCTTACCGTCGGTATGATGTGATTCTCGCCGCTTTCGATATCGCGGATGAATTTCGTACACTTGTTAATCATAATCTGCGCGGCTTTATGGACGATTTCCGCGTTTGTGAACACCCCTACCGTCTCTATCACGAAATCGAAGCTGTCCTCTTTTGTGTGGCGTTGTGCGTCCAGGAGCGCCCAGTTCTTGCGCTGGGCTTTCATTTCTTCGCTGCCCACGGTGGCGATACCTTCCTTGACGAGTTCGGCTTCCTTGACGCGCCACGCCTCGTCGACCTTGGAGGCGTCCATCGTCATACTGTAGGCGCAGGTAGACACGACGTTGAAGGCGCCGTCTTGTTGGGCTGTTCCGATATCCAAGTCACACGTCATCGTCAGTTGCTCGCCTTCGCTGTATTCCGACATCTTCGGGAGGAGGCGGGCGAACTCGATGAAATCGCTACTGACTGGATTGCTTGGAAATATTTCGTGCACCTTGACATCGGTGAGGTATTTGCCTGTCACTTTGTTTTTGACTTTAAAATCCCTTGTCGTGATGTAGCGGATTTCGTTTCCGTCCGCTGTGGCATTTATTTCGAGCTGGTAATCTTTGTAGGGGAAATCGGGGTCTGTGATGTGGATTGGTATGCACGAGAGCCGTTGGTTCAGTATTTGATTATGAATGCGACTCGTATTTACGAGGATACTCGATTTCGATTCGGCGTGAGGTGTGGTGCGGAATACCAGAGTCGGGACGTCACTCAAGATCACGCGGCGAAGGGCGTTGGCCAAGCTCACGTTGATGCGGTCAATGGTAAATTTGAGCTGGCCATTTTCGTCTGTTCGTGAAACGATACGAGGGATGTATTTAGACACAGCGGACGCTGAATGAAATGGGGCACCGGACGACGCGGACGCAGCGGATGACATTGTGTGATAGTAAACAATAAACGATACTTTTATATACGTTTGTATAAATATTCGCTATCAATTTTTTATAGGAATGCGCGTTCAAAACCCACATAAAGTTTTATCGTTTATTTAGTAATAAAAGACACAATGTCGTCAATCATTTACTACAGTAATTCCTGTGACCGGTGCAAAGCCGTATTAACCGCGTTGTCTAAATCGCAAGTCAGTAACGACATTCATTTTCTCTGTATCGACCGACGCGTTAAATCCAGCACCGGTGCGGTTCACATTATTACGGACAGTGGCGAGAAAGTCCTCCTCCCCCCTCAAGTCAACCGCGTCCCAGCGCTCTTGCTCCTGAATAAGGGCCACCTGGTGCTATACGGCGACCAAATCCTCCAGCATTTTCAGCCTAAAAATGTCGCTCTGAACGACCAAGCCACCGGATTCAACGGCGAACCGAATGCCTTTGCGTTGGGTCGTGAGAGTATGGGTAGCGGGTTCGGTGTCGCATCGGATAATTACAGTTTCTTGGACCAGAGCGCCGACGAGTTGTCCGCGAAGGGGAATGGCGGTATGCGGCAGTTGTATAACTACGCGACGATTGACCTCGTGGATAAAATAGAGACGCCGCCTGATACGTATTCGCCGGATAAGGTGGGGAGTGTTTCAATGGAACAATTACAGCAGAAGAGGCAATCCGAGATACAGAATCAGCAGCAGCAGAATACGGTGGTGGGGGGCGGTGGCGGTGCGATGGGCGGTGCGATGGGCGGTGCGATGGGCGGCGCGATGTCCGGAATGGGGGGGTCGGGTGGTGTGCCCGGTTCCCAGCGCGGACAGAATATGCCACCTCCACAGCAATACGCGCCTGTTGGAACGCCTCCGCAGTTTGCCGCCCAGGCTGCTTACCGCGCTCCGCCTCAACAACCCGAGTATTCGCGTTTAGGCGGAGGTGGTGGCGGCGGCGCCGACGGGAGTTTGCGCGGGACGATGGATATGCGCGCTCAACCGCGCGGGGGTGGAAGTTGGATTTAGTGTAGTTGAACTTTTTATTTTCTAGATACAGTATATTATAACTATGGCGAGTCAAGACCAAGAAACGGAACAAGAGATTCAAATAAATCGTATTATAGGTATGTTTGATTTGTTTGAAGCGATTAAGGAGTTGAATTTTCTGATGGATAAACCGGCACATGCCAAATTAAAACAAATACTTATGGCACATTATGTATCAAAACTAGATGAATTGAAACCAAATGTGTTTGTAATTTATTTGGAAAATACTCCATCAGGATATAATTGGCATTCTAACATCAAACTTATGAAGGTTCTTTCTGTTGATGAGAAAAATGGCCAAAAGGTTTATCAGGATGAAAATGTAACATATGAGTGTGCGAAAGTAAAATTTGTAATTTTCGAAAAAACCGGAATTTTACCCCTTATTAAAAAACCTGATAAATTAACAGCTCGATACGATTATCACCGATCTGTAAGTAATGAACCACGAGTAGAGGAGAAGGAAATTATGTTAGGCGATAGCGGTAGTATAAGCTATAGAACTTTTCCTAAAGGTTATCATACAAACCATACCTATTATCAAGATATGGGAGTTAACTACTTTACAATGCTATTTCTTTTTGACCAATCTACATATGAAAAGATTATGGCCAAATTCAGCGAACCTGAATTTAAAGATGACCTAGAGATTCTAGAATTACTACGTAAATTTAATGAAAAAAAACAACAACGTAAAACTGATTTTGAAAATGGCTATAAACAAATAGAACAAAACGCAGAACAACATAAACGTTCATTAACAACATTCGAGGATATAATGGTCGATAAACCTGTCTCCGCCGGAAAGGGAGGGAATAAACGTTCTCAAAAGAAACCACCCAAGCGGTGTCATATTAATTCCAAATCTCATTATTATTGTCACACGTCTCGCACTCAGCGTCGTAAAAAGACACAGCGAAGGCAGCAGCAGCAGCGGCAGTAGTTGGATATAAACTCATCTTACTGTATTTGTATAATCGGTTACAGTGTGTGTAATGGATTATGCCGTGGATTATTTGAACGAAATAAATACTGGGGGTCAATTTGTATACGACGACCCTAGATACTTTTCCAAATTATACGTGTTATTGAAATCAATTGGGGTCGTGGTATATACGGCCACGCTCATTACGTGTTCTAGGCCCGACATTTATTACATCTTTATGGTCGGAGTGATGTCTTTATCTACCGCGAACAGCGCTCGGTATGAGTATCGACATTATCAGAGATACGGAACTATATTCTCGTCGATTGGCGAGTATGATACATGGAAACAGCAACTATGGCCTATAACCCGCGCGGTATTTTCAATCGCCGAGCTAGGAATAAAGATAGCGTTTTTTATACGGATGTTCCCGCCTCGGTTTGATGTCCGTTCAATGTGTGATGTGGGGCAAAGTATATTCAATATTCATATATTCGTGGTTTTTACAATCTATATCATCTCGGGTATATCGTGTGTGTGTTTTTTGTGTTCCGCTTATTGTTGTCGTGATAATTATCCGCGGCAGCAAAGAATACACACACGAATTATAGTACATCAAAATGAAGAATGCTGTATTTGTTTGGATGACAGCGCGAATCAAATATGGGTAATATTACCGTGTGGACATACGTTCCACAATACGTGTATTATGAGATGGTTCGTTGGACACAATACGTGCCCGGTATGTAGGGTTCGTGTAGAATGAAATGGAATAGAATGGAATGGAATGGAATGGAATCGAATGAAATTGAAATGTTTTTTATGTATTCAAGCATTTCAATTGTCTCACACAACGCTCATAAGAATGTCGTCATCTACTGCCTCCGACGCCGCTACCGCCGCTACCGCTGGATACCTCACACATTATATCCGTTCCTGGCATAATTATCAGCTCAACGTCCCGTCACATCTTCATTCCATCGCCCATTACAACGCCGACTGCGAAGAACACGCCAAACTATACGACCGCAACGCAATGGTTCTTCGGGATAACGTCGTGAAAATAACTGGCTGGTATTGGTGTACCGGATTCCCCGCCCAGAACTGCGCCGACACCGACGGATACGTGGATGTCCGCACCGGGAAGAAATACTCACTCCACGGCGAAGACACGTTTTTCAAGGCAATCATCGGGCGCCAATGAAAGTCTATTAGCAGCAGTATACAATAGTTCCTATCCTGGGTCCTTTTTTTTGTAATGTTGCCATTTATGGTGAGAACTTAGTTGGTTTTCAATGATTGCGATTATAATCGGGTTAGAGTTCGGGAATGGATGGTGATGTATTTGTATTTGTATTTGTATTTGTATTTGTATAATAATACGCGCCTCCTGGTGGTGTATTATTATATCGTGACCTCGCGTGCGGCGCACTTGGATAATGGTCACACAACCTGCGCCACGAAAAACAACACCCCGGCTTTATCGGCACCAGAATTTATCACGATATCGCAGTCGGAATCGCCCGAATGGGCAGTATTCACCGAAGGGGAATCGCCCGAATGGGGTACTGAGATTTATGATTTTTATGGGTGCCGGATGTTTATAAACCGTGCCATCCGAGAGATTCAGATTCCGAAGGAATGGAAGGAAACCACAGGAAAATATTCGGTTAGAAAGTGTAAATCCAAAAGTTTCAAATCCAAAGGGTTAACATTATATGTTCGGAATGGATTCCGTTGGAAAATATTCGGTTCGAAAGTGTAAATCCAAAAGTTTAAAATTCAAAAGGTCAAACCTATACGTTCGGAATGGATTCCGTCCGAAAATATTCGGTTCAAATTCAAAAGTTTCAAATCCAAAGGGTTAACATTATATGTTCGGAATGGATTCCGGCGGAAAATATTCGGTTTGAAATTGGAAAGTTATAAATTGGGAAGTGGCTTACAAACCCCCGGAGGGGGACGGCGGAGACTGTGTTATTGAGTGGTAAAACATCTCCTTACCATATATGGTGTGGTGGTTGTGATGGGTGTGAGAGGTTATGGTGTGGATGGTGAGGTATTTTGTATCTCCGTTGGGGGCATTCCTATTCGTGTCCTTTTCGCCGTTTGCGCTGGAGACTTTTGAAACACGAAACACGCAATACCCAAAAAACGGATTTGTCATTGAAATGCTCTTATTTCTTATTTTTAGGCGAAAAACGCGTGACTGATACTTTTTGAGGGTCGGTGGCCGCGACGGCGGAGGCAGGGGCTGTGCGTATCTTTAGATGAAATTTTGTCTTTTCCTAATGTATATTATACCATCCAACTTCCATATAGAATGGACCGTAAATATATATACAAATGCGAACCTTGCGTTTTTCATACAACGTGTAAGAGAGATTATGACCGTCATATTTTGACAGAGAAGCATCTTGGCGGCGGCAGTGTAGCGAATCAAATCATAAAATCATCTGAAGGTTATGAGTGCTACTGTTGTCACAATATATTCAAGTCTCGCACTAGTATTTATAAACATATCTCCAAATGTTCAACGCCTTCTCCGCCGCCGGCGCCATCCGCCTCCATTCTACCAGGAATTACTGAACCGCAAATATCCGATGATATGGCGAAGAACATTGTGAATATGATGATGATGTTGTTTCAGCAAAATGCCGAATTACAAAGCAAAATGATGGAAATGTGTAAAAATGGCGGAATGTCAAATAGCAACAACACCATCAACGCGAACACCATCAATGCAAACACCAACAACAACTCGTTCAATATGAATGTATTCCTCAACGAGCAATGTAAGGACGCAATGAATATGAAGGACTTCGTGAATTCTATTCAGTTGAACCTGACTGACCTGGAAAACGTGGAACGGGATGGTTATGTAAAGGGAATGTCAAACATCCTCATAGACAACCTCCAAAAGACGGACGTATACAAGCGCCCCGTCCATTGTAGTGACGTCAAGCGCGATACCTTATACGTGAAGGACAACAACGAGTGGGCGCGGGACGGACCCGACCATCCGAAAATGGTGAACGCGGTCCTGGCAGTGGAACACAAGAATGTGGCGCTGGTAAGCGAATGGGCGAAAGCCAACCCGCGCTGTATGAATAGCAACACACGCGAGAATGAAAGGTATATGAAACTATCCAAGGCAGCCACCGACGGGGAGAAGGAAGGAAACATCGCCAAGGTCATAAAGAGAGTGGCGAAGAATGTGGCTATTGATAAGGAACCGAATAGTATGGAATGACCTCCATTCGTTCAAACCCTCCCAATTATTATATCGTGTTTATCATAATAGGATAACTACGATACGGTATACAATGACTGAACCTCACGCAATATACAATTGCGAACCGTGTATGTTTCTAACAAGGAACAAAAAGGATTATACGCGTCATCTGAAGTCACGCAAGCATCTAGAGAATCATCCACCGGGGACGGATGCGACAGAAGCAACTCCGCCTCCCCCGAAAAAACAAGAGTGTGCGAAATGTAATAAAGAATTCAAGTCGCGCACATCGGTGTATAGTCACATTAAAAAGTGCGGTTCAGAGGCAGCGGCAGCATCACTCACCCCCGAACAAATCCAGTATATTCTTATGGAAAACAAAATACTCAAGGAACTCCTGAAGAACGTCATCCAGGGTCACCATCCGCCTCATTCCGTATAATACTTCGTCAAATACTTATCATAATCAATTGGTAAATATTTATTGTCCTGAATCCGAATCTTGTCATATCTCAAAAAATTTCTACAATACAAATCTACCCCTTTTTTCACTCTTTCTTCTATTTTAGATACATCAGTGAATTCGGTATGATTAAACTCTTGATGCGAATAATTCTCAGTTTTATTTTTCATAAATTCATAGTCTCCGAAATATGAAAGATGCCAACCGCCATTGGCGATAAGAGGGCAATTTTTTATGTCCCGTATATGAGATGTACTAATACATTCAACAAATTTATTATACGTTAATATCTTCGGTGGAGACCATTTATCTGTAAATTTAACATTTAAGTTATAATAATACAAATCCATATGAAGTGAACTTAAATTTACTGGGATTTCACCGGTTTTAATAAGTGCTAAAGTGCGCGGATCGGGTATTTCATCAAGATCAGATATTATCAAAAAATCAGTAGGTTCTATTCCAATTGTTTCCTTAATCTTTGCGAATCCGGCCGAAATCGCGTTTCTCTGCGTCTCTTCATTCTTCCATTGCTGCTGCGCAGCGAAATTAATATTGGGGTAGATATACGGCATATCGTCAACAATAATGTGTATGATTTTATGGCGGTATTCCGCGAAACGTTCATCATCTTTAATGTCTCCATAAAACAATGGCTTCTCTTTGCCGACGAAAGTATGTGTGCTTTCCACAATGACAAAATAATCAACGACGTCGTAGAGGAGTTTCAACCGGTATGAAAGTAGTTCGAGCTCATTGTAGAAGATGAACCCATCAATGATTTTCCTTGCCATTGTTGTTGAATTATAGTAAATATTATAAACTTCGTTGATATAATATTCTAAAGAATGTAACGAATAGGAAAACTTGGCGAAAATATTCCGTTTGAAATCAAAAAAAATTAAGATGATATACCTTAATTTAATGTTTTGAAACTCCGGCATTTTATGGTAATTATAACCTTCGCCAAGAATGTCCGCCAAGAATGTCCAAATCGGGGGTTGCGCGTGGAAGTTTTGAAAACACGAATTGCTCAACTCGTAAAAACCAGGTTGTGACTGAAACGCTCACAAAACGCATTTTTGCCCCGAAAACCTGTTACTGTTAATTTTTGGGGGTTGGCCGGCGCGTCTGAAACGGCGGGTTTAAAATCAGACAGTTATGTATAACGGATATTTAGGGATACGCCCATTTTCAAAAGATACACCAATCGTATTATGCCAACCATTTTCTATTGCGAAAAATGTGACTTCAAATGCTGTAAACAAAGTATATACAACAAGCATTTAGATACGGTCAAGCACAAGTCTAATGGATATATCCAGACACCAGATATGCGATATATCCAGACACAAGATACAACCACAAATATCCAACCTGCCTCTCACAGTAACAACAAAGGGTATGTATGCGCATATTGTTTGAAATCCTATAAATATCATTCCGGAATATGGCGACACAAAAAAGAATGTAAGCAATATAAATCATATTTACACGATGACGAAGACGACGAACCCGACGACGAGGACGAACCCGACGAAGAATACGACAACCATACACTACAAACCCAGAATGTAATTATACGTAGGAATGTAAATCCACGCAAACAAACCACCGATAAGAAAATTAAAAATCTTACTGCTGAAAATCGTCAAATGAAAATGGAAATGGCGAGGATGGCGAATATGACGTCGTCAATGTTGTCAATCGTAGCAAATAACTCGCATTTCCAAGCACAGTTATTAGAAATGATGAAGACAACCCAGTCATTACAAGTCAGTAATACAACCCCAGCCGCCGCAGCGCCGTTATCTATCGGGGTCGCAACAAACGGCGACCATAACACCAACACTATCAACGCAAACACCATCACCAATAACAACAACACATTCAATATGAACATGTTCCTCAATGAGCAATGTAAGGACGCAATGAATATGAAGGACTTCGTGAATTCTATTCAGTTGAACCTGACTGACCTGGAAAATGTGGAACGGGATGGTTATGTAAAGGGAATGTCAAACATCCTGATAAACAACCTCCAAAAGACAGACGTATACAAGCGCCCGGTCCATTGTAGCGACGTCAAGCGCGATACCTTATACGTGAAGGAGAACAATGAGTGGGAACGGGACGGCCCCGACCATCCGAAAATGGTGAACGCGGTCCTGGCGGTGGAACACAAGAATGTGGCGCTGGTGAGTGAATGGGCGAAGGCCAACCCGCGCTGTATGAATAGCAACACCCGTGAGAATGAAAGGTATATGAAACTCTCCAAGGCAGCCACGGACGGGGAGAAGGAAGGCAACATCGCCAAGGTCATAAAGAGAGTGGCGAAGAATGTTGCTATTGATAAGGAATAATAAACATTATCACCTCCAAATATATTATAATATAAATAAATACAATTAGTGTATACATATATACACCCCACGTCTCCCGTAGTATGTTAAACCTATTACATATCCTGCCCATCATCGCATTTTGGCACACCATTACCACCGAAATCCGAAAACACAAACAAGACCCCGGCGTAGCCAATAATATGGTAAGCGCGATACATTGTGTTAGCTACATCGTTCAGTATAACTTCAATTACAATATGAATTACGCCATTCACGTCAGCATCGGGTATTATATCTATGATTTGATATACTTGATACAGTCTATATACGCAGCAAATACGAACCACGCCATAAAAAGTTCAGCCCGTCTGCCCACAATCTTCGCGATTCATCATATCGTCGGAATGTATTTATTATACGACATGTTAATTCTGGAAAACGCCGGACCTTTGCCACAGATATATAACCTAGCAGAAATATCCAATCTAATGTTATACGTATCCAGTCATTTATATAAGGAATACCCCACACATAAATACGCGATTTCAGTATCAGAGTTCATTCAACTTATCTGGTATTCCTATTTCCGTATCATCCAAGTTTCTGTTGTAATATATCAAAATAAATCGTTTTTCGTTGAATACTCGGTCGCGTGTAACTGTTGTTTTATTATGTTATATGCGATGAGCATCGCGTGGACTGGCAAATTGGTGAAAAAGAATATCGTGAATATCCTGTCGTGGAATCGCATCAAAGCATCCACCACTACAAATGATGATTAACGACGAATCGCACCCACTACCGCCGCCGCGAAATACTCCTCGGCCGGATGAAGAAGGGCTCCCGCGCCGCTTTTACATTCAATCTCTCGGACGATGCCGCGCAAGGTCTCCGCGCCTGAATCACTCGTTCGTTCTGATAGGATATACGCGTCTATCTCCGAACGCGTCGGATTCGCGTTAGCGTCGGTGGACGGAGGAATGAGTTGGACCATAATGGAATGGAATGGAATGGAATCGAATATTATGTAAATAGATATAACAAATAGTTTATATATTGTTTTTATTTACATAATGCCCCCCACCCCCACGCCGCTCACCCTCCCGCTCCCCAACGCACACTTCATCTGGTATTGCGCCTGGTTCTCCATCCCCTCCGCCATCTACGCATATTCCCACCATCCAGCGTCAACCCATCTCGCCATCATCCCCACCTCTGTCTGGGC